AATTATAAACAGAACCACTTACCATCCTCAGTAGGCACATACCATTTTCCATCACAAAATTGTGTACACCGTGACACTTTAGGTGGAAAGTTGAATGTTATGTCAGTCCTTGTTGAAAAATTGTATGTGACCATTGTCTGATCTAGATACTTTTTCAAATGAAGTTTGTCATCAATTTGTGTTTGTCTCTGTCGACTCTTCTGTTTCTTACTCTTCTCCACTTTGAATATGTGATCTCGGAACTTGTCATTACTCACAATATAAGAACCAGATGTTATAAATCCACCCCACATGAAGAAGATATCATCATTCATTCCATAAGGAGTGTAGTAAATTTCGATATCTTCCAACATCTTCTCAATCTTTCGCTTAACCTTTACAAACTGTTTAAGTTTACCAAGATTATCCCTGTGTCGCCGATGGATTATGAAGAGTGGTGTATGTCCAAGTGAAACCAAGTTGTCATAAGCGTTCTTCACTCTCTTGAATCCCGTAAAATTCACACGTCTATCACAATAATGCAAGATATTGTTACCATCAACAAACATATCGTACTTATTACCTTTCTTGTCCAAAAATTTTTCAAAAGTCTCTTTGGCATCGTTATCTTTACCCTTTTTGAAACTCCTCTTCTCAAACAGATCGCGAATGTTTGCAATTTGACTCGATGACAATGTAACACGTGCCAATATACTATCATCATCTAACTCGACACTCTCATGATTCCCAAACTTTCCTCGCAACTCTATATTATGTTCTCTCAATATTTCAAACAGTGACTCATAATCAACATTGTATCTCTCTGGATCTTCCACAAATGGCTGAATATCTTCAAACTCAATTGGAAACATATCACGAAGACCGTATAGAAATTTGAATGCAATTTCTGATCTCCATTTTAAATATCCCTGGAGAATAGGTATGTACAGTCGTTTTGTTCCTCCACTAATCTTCTCAACCATATCCACTGCCAATGGATGGGTTGTTTCCGTTTTTGCAAATATACTGACTTTCAAGGACATCAGAGGATAGTTATCCATATCATCTGGAACAAGTTTAGCAACTCTTATAGCCAAATCTGTTGTATCACCAGTTGACAATATGTGAAGAACACGATTGATTATCTTGGGCTCAAGTTGTGTCACTTCTTCATCTGATGCGTTTTGAAAGATTTTTGGTACAGTTTCGGATTGTGTTTTCTTATCACGAAATGCGTTTATTAATTGTTCATGTAGACTCATTGATTAGAACTAATATCAGTTATCTTTTAAGGCTTTTGAAATTCAAGTTTTTTTAGAATTATGACAGAAACTTAAAATGTGACTTATTATTATAAATTATGTGTTTTGGTTATTCGCCCCCAATAAAGCACCATGTAGGAGATACAGTTACCGCATTATATGCTACAAAATATAATGCGTACAATGCAAAATACAAGATAGTTAGTATATCTAACAATAGAAGGTCTTTGGAGTTACAATCATGTGTTGGAAAAAAGAAAGCGTTATGGGATAGTACAAAAGGACATTATAGTTTTACAATTGATAAAGATGTATGGATGATAAATTAAAAATGAAATTTTTTAGATTTGAAAACGTGAGTTATAATCATAATTATGTCAACTAAACGCGATATATATAAAATACGTTGTAAACAAGTATCAAGTGCGTTCACATCTTACTGGTTTGACAATATTGGTAAATATTTGTTCAGCGATAGCACAGTTGTCAGCGATAGCACAGTTGTCAGCGATAGCACAGTTGTCAGCGATAGCACAGTTGTCAGCGATAGCACAGTTGTCAGCGATAGCACAGTTGTCAGCGATAGCAATAGCAAAGAGTGGAGCAATATAATGAATGAACAACTTGATAAATTGAAGAAGAGAGATATCAATGACAAGAATATACGTGATAAATATGAGAAGAAGCAGTTAACAAAGATGTACAATGATCTTTTGGAAAAATCCAGAGAGGATGCAAAACTCATAACGGATGGTTTGAAAGACTGGAGCAATATACCTATAAAGTACGATATTACAACAGCAGATATATTCGATCAAGAGGTCGATGCAGAAACTGTTAAGAGGATATATGAAGTTGTTGATAGATACTCAAATATGAAGGAGTTCCTTGATGATTTGGCTACTATTGGAAATCCATATGTGGATAATCTTTCAAAAAAGATATATCGAATGATTATGTCGAAACGAAAGTCTGAAGATCATGAAAAGAAGAATGCAAAGAAGAAAAAAAATATTCAGGTTAAACTTAAGAAAGTAAAGAATTCTAAAAAATCTTCTGTAGACAAGTCGGACAACAAGCCAAAGAAGCTCAAAAGCAAGAGGGTTGAGACTGAAGAGCAGAGAAAGAAGAGGAAAGAGAATGCGAAGAGATTTGAGGACAAAGTTCAAGATATTCTCGATTCCATTGGTGTTCCGCGTGATGAGTACAAAACAGAGGAGCAATTGGCGGAAGAGAATGTGAAAGCAGCGAAGAGTTACAAAGCTCCGGTTCATCACAGAACTCCTGACTTCTATTTTCCAAATAGTCCAATTAAAATAAATGGACATATTGTCAAGTGGATTGATTGTAAGAACTGTGTAATATTCGATGGGTTGAGTGACGAAGCAGAGGTTTCGTTATACTTAAACCAGATTAACGATTATTGTCGTTTGTTTGGTCCTGGTTTGATTATATATCATAGACCTTACTTGTCAACTACTAAAGCTCTTTATGAATATCCGGAGATGGTGGAGCATGCTATGATTAAATTTCATAGTAAATAAAAATGTTGAGAATATTATATATGCCAAGAAGAAAAGGATTGAAATTGACAATAGATGTTGGTGAACAAAGGAAAAATGAATGTACCAAAATAAATGTATCAAAATTAGAACCAAAATATATAGGATTCAATAATGATGCAAGAGAGTTGTTGGATCTTAATGGTCTAACAGTCAATAATATAATTATGAAGGAGAGAGGATCTTATTTAACAATAATTATTATTTTTAATGTTAAATATGTTGTAAAAATATATTATAGAATTAGATCTGATAAACTTAGTAGTAATATTATAAAGGATCAGGATAGACAACGAGTTAATGAGATTATTGCACAACAATATGCACATCATTTAGCAGTAAAAAGTAGAGAATTCGATGTTCCTAAAATTCTGGTTTGGCACATTGTTAAAAACGATAATTTAATAAATTTTATAAAAGATGTTCTTGATAAATATCATAACAATCCCCAATTTGCAAAATTTATTGAAATAATGGAAGATAATACAAATTGTTGGTCTATATTCATATTAATGGAAAAATCCGCAGGTATTCCATTAAATGAAGTGAACCCTGAAAGTTTACAAAAAAGTTTCTTTCCTGAAATTTTAAAAATTATAGAATATTTCAGAGAGAATGGATTGGCTCATAATGACATGAACTTTGGAAATATATATATTGATCTCCATACAGGTTGCATCACTATAATCGATTTTGGGGAAGCTGTTTTTGGTGATCCAGAACAACTTACTCTATTAACTATCAAAAATTCCAAAAGATTTGAGTGATTATATCGAATCTTTACTAGCAGAAAACACTATTTTAGAATTGTTTTTCTCAACAGCAAGTCTCACATTGTTCAAAACATAATCCTGCATATCTTTCAAATTATCAAACTCTATCAACTGTTCACCATGATAAAGTTTATAAACACCAAGTTTCTCAATAATATCACACTTATTGATCACTAACTGTGTAACACTGTTAATTGCCAATGCTTTATTCAACCTATCCAAATTCAACCAATTACATTGTCTCCTTCGACCAGTTGTCGCACCATACTCTTCACCAAGCACTCCAAGTCGCTCCAGATCAGCATCACCTTCTGGCCCAAACTTCATATTTCCAACATAAGTCTCATAAATTTTCGCAACACCCACAACCTCTCCAACACGTTGAAATGGGAATCCACAAGATGTAATCATTCCACTCGTACAATGTGATGATGTCACATATGGATAATGTCCCCAATCAATATCCAACATAAATCCCTGTGCACCTTCAAACAGAACCTTCACATTCTCCTCAGACAATTCCTTATATGAATCAACAATTTCACATCCACAAATATTCTCATACTTCTCTGCCCTTGTTCCACAACGGTTGTACTTATCCCTATAAACAGGTCTTATTCCACATTGCGTAGACCCAGCAACATCATTATTAATATCATCATCAATATGCTTCTGAAAAATAATGTGTGCATTGTAAGCAACCTTCAAATTTTTTCTCACATCAACAACACCTGCATCTTCCAACATCTTAATCTCTCCTTCCAACTTCTCAATGTCAACTACACAACATGGTCCAATAATACATCTCAATCCATGTACAATACCTGTTGGTACTTGATGTGTGACTAATTTATTTCCATTAAAATAGATAGTGTGTCCTGCATTGGGTCCGCCATTAAATCTAACACAATGAGTGTAATCACCTTCTTCAATAAATGCCTTAGTAATTTTACCCTTCCCTTCATCACCGTATTGCAATCCAATTATAATATCACTCATTAATAAATAACAATATCCCACTCTCTTTAAATATTTGGTGGATTACACTTAAACAACCTTATTGAACTTAATATCGTGTTTTACTAAGGCAAATTTTAACACTTCGTGAATATTTTTAACAAGTTTCACATCCAAGTCTTTTGACACACATTTCTTCTTAACACTGAGTGTTTTATCCTCTTCAAACGTCTTACTCAACTCAAACTCAGCCTCTTTCTCCAATATTTTGTCATAATCTTTTTTATTATCGATAGGTATCAACACTCTCTTAACACCTGCCATCAAAGCCCCATTCAATTTTGCATCCAATCCGCCAATTTTATGAACATTTCCGTGAATATCGATTTCACCAGTCATTGCAATTGTGTTTCTCACAGATATTCCACAAATTCTCGAAATCATCGCAGTAGTGATACTTATACCAGCAGATGGACCATCCTTTGGTGTCGCCGCTTCTGGACAATGCACATGTAATCCATTATCCTCCAAATTCTCTTTGACTTCTTGTGGCAATAAGTTCGCAGTCAATGTTAAAGCACATCTCATACTCTCTTTCATTACATCACCCTGAGATCCCGTTAACTCCTCAATGCATAACTTCTTCTTATCAGTTGGAGTGTTTGTTACCTCTATAAGTGTTATCCCACCAACACCAGAATCATCTGCATATAGACCATTAACCATTCCAATCATAGGTTTCTTTGCAATCTTCTTTCGTTGGACTCTAGGTTTATTTGACATAACATCATCTACAAATTCACGAGTTATAACCATCGGTATCTCAACATCATCCTCCACAATCTTCTTCAAATTCAACTCTCTAACAATGTCGTACAGAATATCCTTCAACTTTCTCACACCTGCTTCATAAGTGTAATCATCTATCAAATCGGATATTAATTCATTACTGAAAATAATATCACTTTGTGAGAATCCAACACTCTTGTAAACACCTGGTAACAAATATCTATTGGCAATAACTAATTTCTCACGTTTTGACAATGAATCGACACGTATCTCTTGAATACGATCTCTCAAAATTCTGTCAATCAATGATCTATCATTATATGAGAAAACGAACAACACTTTTGACAAATCTATATTAACACCTTGGAAATACTTATCATTGAACTCCTTATTCTGAATTGGATCTGTCATATGTGTGAGAATACCTATAATCTCCTTTCCATGTTCTGTTCTACTGACTTTATCCAACTCATCGATGTAGATAATTGGATTCATACACTTCGTCTCCATCAGAATCTCAACAATCTTTCCCCATCTAGATCCCAAATACGTGTAATTGTGACCAACTAAATAAGATCCATTTGTCGCTCCTCCCAGAGCCAAAAATGCGAAAGGTCTGCTAACACCGTTCTTGTCAACTAAACATTTGGACAATCCATTCTTACAGATTGTAGTTTTACCAACACCTGGTGGTCCAACTAAACCGAATATCTGTCCTTCCATCTCACCATTTATCCATTGACCGACAATTCTCTTAATCTGCTGTTTTGTTTCATTGTGTCCATAAACAGATTTATCAAGTGTTGATTCAACAGTTTTCATATAATTCTTCTTCTCTGTTTTGTAATTGTTCCAATCATTAATCAATTTTATTATCTCTAAGAACGTGTAATTCACAAACTTATCCACATCATTGGAATCATCCTCCTTATCATTTCCCAATCCAATTCTATTCTCAACTGTTTCCAACTTTTCTGATATCAATGTAGCATGATTATCAGTTAAAAGACCATTACCAATTAATGTATCTTTAATGTTGTTATAAAATTCTAACTCTTTGAGACTCTTTTTATACATCTCCACATCGTCAGATTTCACTTCCACCTCTTCCTCAATATCTTCTTCAACATTGATAATACTATCTATTTTCTCTACAATTTTATCATCAATATGTGCAATATCCTCCTTAATAGATACAAACTTTCTGAATCTCACAACATCCTTCTCTAAGTATTTAATATAATTGCTAACAGTTCCCTCATTGTAATTCTCAATGATTGTGTAGTAATTGTTAACAATATCTTGTAACAACACATTGAGTTCGTCATTATCTATGTCATCTATTCTACAATTAGTTATTGTTATAAACTTCTCAAGTCTGTCAAAATACTCCTTGAAGAATGTGAAGATATCTTCCTTGTGATAATAACCAAACGGAATATCCAATAGACCATCGAGATATTGTCTAGCCTTACCACCATTCTCTTTTGAAATCTTAAACTCTTTCAACTTGTCCATGGCTTTCTTAATAATATGGTTTGGAACTTTCATAGAAACAATTCGAGATTCATATGGAATATCACTATAACTGATTGACTCCAATCTTCTCTTTTTGTCTTGAATGTTCTTCAAAACAACCTTGAAATTCTTCTTGATACTCCAATGGAGAGAGTTATATATTTGTTCTGCGTGGGGTTTTGCTTGGAACACTAAAGAGTTATCAGATATGAGATCGAATATGATCTGTGCTTTGAATTGATCTTCATCTGTTGACATGAGGAAGAGAGTGATAATCTTTCTCTGTTTCTCAACAGTTCCTTTGACAAATTCATTGACAAGTGATGAGAGAGTTTTGTTTTTGTACTTTTTAAGTTCATCATAACTTCGTTTAATCTGTAAGATAATCTCTCTATTAGTTAAAATTATGAAATCTCGGAGGGACAATTGTTCAATATATCTCTGTTTGAACTGATCCGGTATATCGAGATAGTCAGTATCAGCATTCAATAGTTCCAATTTGTGACCGAAAGTTCCATTGTGACGAGTTATATTGATTGGATCTTGTTTAAAATATCCACTTATCATAATAAGTTGTGAGTTGAGTGGGAAGTATACAACCGCACCATCAACCTTCTCTAATAGACTCAATCCAGTTTTATCCATCTTTTTTGCAAAAGGTAGATCATTATGTTCGATCTTAGTAATTGAATATATTTTATTTATATCATCCTTATTTTTTATAATTTTTGATGTTGTTGGTATGAAGAATCTATCATAGAAATTTATGAGTTTTGTGTATTGTGATGATACACTCTTATACCATCCATTTCTCTCCATCTTCAATATTGATATAACGTCTGAACAACAGAAAGCACCTATGTCTTCACATATCATGTACAACTGTTCAAACATATCATTGACAATCAATCTCAAATTCTTCTTGCCAAGTTTATTTATGGTGTTGATATTTGCGGGATTTGGAACAGTTTTATACTTTTCGAAAACTCTCTCAATCTTCTCAACATATATGTTGTACCTCTCTTTCTTTATGAGTTTGTTTGCAAAAATATGTTCATCCAAATTTCCCATAACAGAGCATATGCTGGTATAAACACTGTTGAGTTCCTCATTCAATTCTTTCAAATACTCTAATTTCAACTTTGTGATATTCTGTAATCTTCTGATGTGATTGACATTTCTTTTCGAAATTGAAATATCCATTATATAGATTGTTTACATTTTATTATTCGCTAAAAATATATACTTAAAATATTCAGACATAGTCTAAAATAATGTTCAGTAGTTTTGGAAATAATCGAAAGCGAAAATATAAACGGAAAAAAGGATCTAATAATGATAACAATAAGAGATGCAGAAGAAGTGAGACTCCACCACCTCAAAAACCTCCTCCATATCCACCAACAAGTTTTGGAAGTCTGTTCGAAATCATTTTGAATCCACCACATATACCTCCACTAAAAAATAATGGGGAAGAAGACGACAAAACAGATGACAATGATTATTTTGAGACTGATGATAAACTTTATGAGATTGAGATGAAAATTGAGACATTGGACGATATTATAAAATTAGGTGAGTCCTATGATCCTGAATCTCCTAAAAAGTATGTCATCAATCTGAAGACGCTTAACAGATGTGTTCCAGCATTGAAAGAGCTACAAGCTATGATTGGTATGAAATCTATCAAGCAGAGTATTTTGGAACTATTCTTCTTTCATTTACAGAACTTTCTTGCAAAGGAGAATAAGATTAAGATGATGCACACAATTATTGAAGGACCACCTGGATCAGGTAAAACCGAAGTTGCGAAGATTTTGGCGAAGATATATCAAGGATTGCGAGTTGTTAAGAATGATAAGTTCATTATGGCTAAGAGATCTGATTTAATTGGAGCATATATTGGTCACACTGAGAAACAAACACAGGCAATATTTAATAAAGCCGTGGGTGGTGTATTGTTCATAGATGAGGCTTATAGTATTGGTAATAGTAAGGAGCGACCAGATAGTTTCTCAAAGGCTTGTGTGGATTTGATTAATCAGAATTTGACAGAGATGGATGTGACGGTTATGTTGGGAGGTTATAAGAAACAGTTGAAGGAGACATTCTTCAGTCACAATCCAGGATTGATGAGGCGTTTTCCATATAGATTCTCAACTGATAAGTATACACCAGAGGATCTGAAGAAGATTTATGAGAAAATGGTTGGTGATGACAAATGGACTCTATCTGATGATGATGCAACTAAGGTTAAAGTTTGTTTTTTCAAGAAAAATTATGATTATTTTCCATACTCAGGAGGAGATATGGAAACTTTATGGAGTTTCACGAAGATTGCTCATGCAAAGAGAGTATTTGGTAAAGATCCAAAACTTAGAAAGGTTATTACACAAGAGGATTTGGATGGGGCGTTTAAAATGTTTGCTTCAAATAGTGAAGTTAAAAGTAGAGCCAATAAGTTCGATTATATTGGGCATTTGTACGTTTAGTAGAAATGCCACCTTTGAGGTTGGGCATTTGTACGTTTAGTAGAAATGCCACCTTTGCGGTTGGGCATTTGTATGTCTAAACATATACCTCACATATGGTTTGGTATTTATATATTTAATAAAGTATAGAATGCGTGTGAAAGGGGAGAGAGTGTTGAAAAATGGGAGAGTTGCTGGATATGTTTATTATCCAAAGGAGAAGAAGTGGAAGTGGAGATTTATTGGAGGTGGTAAGAATTATGACAAACATATTGAAAAGAAGAAGGGTGAAGGTAAAAATTATGTTGAACAGAGATTGTATGCACTTCACAAAACCGGATTTCTCAATGGATATTATGAGGAAAGATTGAAGAATTACGAGAGAGGAAAAGACAATATTGAATCTTTAAAAAAGTTAGAAGAAGAGTTGAAAAAACATTTGGAGAAAAAGAGTAATGGCAATAGAAAAGAGCATTTGAAAAAAGCAATTTGGGGTGTTGAGTACAAGATAAAAGAATTAGAAACTAAAAAGAAGAAGAATGATATTATAAAAATGTTGTGTAAAGAACATGTTGATAAAACAAGTAATCCTAGTGCATGGAAAAAAATATTTCCAAATGGAAACTGGAATAAAGAGATAGAAGAGAGAATAGAGTTTTGTATGAAAATGCGAAAAGACGACTCAAAAATTAAATTGCCAGAAAATGAAACCCAATATCACTCAGCAAGATTTTACAGTAATAAAGATAAAAAGAGTATTTATAACAAAGAACAATGGATGAACCTCTTGGAATTACTCAAATGAAACCCTCAATAACATATCTCTTAATATCCTCACTCAAATTGAGAACATGAAATGCTCTTGTTCTCAATCGTAATTTCATTTCGCCATCAAATACATTACACGATAGATAGCAAACTGATAATTTTGTCCCATTTTAAAACTTCAATGGTGTAAATAAGTATAATAACGGATTCATGACATCCTTCAACAAAACATCCATCACGACAATATAAAAATCACTTTTTTTGCTGTGACGAAGTTCTACATACACCATCTTTCCAAGCATTATACCCAGCTGCCCAAATAATACTTACCAACAAACCGAACAAAACAGGTCCAACGAGGAGGTAAACAGCCCATCCACCTTCATTGTTCGCCCATGGCAACCGATCATAATTTGGATTCTCTTGTGGAACAAGTGTCAATGTGTTGTTACTATGATTATATACACCAAATTTATATACTGCATACGTGTAACAAGTGAAATTAATATTTGGATTTGTTACAAATACACGTCCAGCAATGTTAATCCATGATAGCAACATCAAAACCCCGTGAAATGTCTTGTAGGAGAATACACGCTGAACAATCGTTAAATCACGATTAATCTTCAATTTCTCTTCAGAAATTCTCTCTTTTGTTACTTTTTCAACACTATCTTCCAAACTTTTCAATGCTTTGTCACTCATCCACTCCTGATGAATAACAATCAGAATCCACCCAATTCCCAATCCACACATTGTATAAACAAAAGAGATCAAAACTCCAAGTGGCAATCCGGTATTGTTAATCAAAAGTGAGGAAGAAGTTGCATAAAGCATCGACAGAATATAAATTCTCCCCAACCACTTATGTGCATAATGCATTTTAGGATGCAATCGTGTAATGAAACAGAAAATACCACTAAAAAACACCAAATATGAGAATGTCATATGAACTGGATACATTCCTTTCACACAAGAATATTTTGAATATTGGTATGTTGTTGTTAAATCATATAAATTATCAATATTAGTTATATTCATTCAATGAATAACATTGTTTACTTTTTAAGCGGACATAAAAAGATACTAACAATGTACAATTAATGACTACACGTAAAGTTAATAGTAGAAATAGAGTTATGACAATTTTCAATATTATGTTGGTGTTAATTGTGATATTCTTTTGGATTTATGGTGTTGTTGGATACGATTTACAGAGACGAAATCTAACAGATTTTTTCAATTCATCCGAATATGTTTTCAACTGTACATCTGTTCCATTCACTTATCAGTATACCTGGCTAATTCCGATCCCATTTACATTCTTCTTGCTTCTGTTTCCTGGTAATTTTTTGATAAGTAATGTGATAAATATGTTCTGTCCAATAACATTCATGAAGAAGAACAACAAGTATATGAGTTGCAATTATCCAGAACCTACTTCTAGTAGACCACCACACACTGTTACAATAAGTGTGCCAGTTTATAAAGAGAGTTTTGAAAAAGTGATTAAACCAACATTACTTTCACTTATGGCTTGTAGAGAGTATTATGAAGATGATCAGGTAATTGATGTGAATATAATTGTGAGTGATGATGGTTTAAATTGTATAGGTGACGATGAACAAAATATTCGTGTACAATTTTATAGAGATAACAACATTGCATATGTTGCAAGACCTGTGAAAAATAGAGTAGGTAAATTCAAGAAAGCCAGTAATCTTAATTTCACAATGAATATATGTGAACTGTTTGACAGAGTGAGAAATGAGTATGGTCTCCCGAATTACACAGATGTGAATAAAATTGTTACACAACTCTTGTCAGAATTTGGCTGTGAAACTGTTGTGGATGGCGAACTTGTTATAGGTGATTTTATTCTATTAGTTGATGCTGATAGTAGAATACCCTTGGACTGTTTTGACCATGTTTTAACAGAGTTTGATGAAGATGATAATCTCGGATTCACACAACATTTAACAGTTCCGTTTAGGATAACTAGGAGTTTCTGGGAATCGTTCATTTCACATTTTACAAGATTGATAAATGAGTACGCAATTTTCATAGCCTGTGCAGGAGGCAACATGTCACCACTGATAGGTCACAATGCAATTATCAGAGTGAAAGCTATGAATAAGATCACAACAACAAGTACAACAAGTGTGATAAACGATATTGTTGCAACTTTTAAGGATTGTGAGTATACCTATGAAAAAGTCTGGTCGGAGGAGAATGTATCGGAGGATTTCAAGATGTTTATGGATATGGTTGAAAATGGATATTATGGTAGATATGTAACTTATACAGGCGATGGATTCGTTGAAGGCGTTTCCCTAAGTTATGATGACGAATTGGATAAATTCAAGAAGTACACTTATGGATCTTGTGAGATTATGTTAGGATCTATTCCTGATATATGTTGTTCAAAAGCGTGTCCAATAAATAGAACAATATGTCGATATTTGAGAACAAATATTGATTTCTCCTCAAAAATTAACTTGATATCTTACCTGTGCTCATATATATCCATTGCATCTTCCATATTAATTGTTTACATTAACTACTTTCTGTATGGTTGGTATCCAGAGTGTATGGAAGGTTTAGTGTCACCTATCGATGTTTTAGTACAAGTTGTTCTTCTCTTTTTTGGTTTGGGTATTGTATCACATATTGTGGTGAAGATGAGATATGATAAGAAAAAGTATTGTAAGATTATAATTGATGATATAAAATACATTCCGATATATATCTTATTCTTTGGAAGTATTCAGTACCATTTGTTCAAAGTCGTAATGAATTACATCTTCTGTTCAAAAGAGAACTCAAAGATAAGTTGGGGATCAACATCAAAGGAGATAACTGAATCAACAAGTCGTTGCAAAGTTTTCTGTGATACCATCAGAAAGCACATGGATGTTTACATAATATTTGGTTTAACAACACTTATGATGATAATCCTTAGTCTACCAGTTATTCCAGAAAGATGGAGAATAGATGAGTATGAGGCTTTTATTCCATTGACATTGATGTGTGGATTTCATATGGTTGCACCAGTTCTTCTTAATCCTTATATAACATCTGGAACAGTTTATCTTACTCGATTTCAAAGGTGAAACCCCTTCTGCTCTTCAATAACATGTACAAATATATTTGGAAGAACACATTCACAATGTGAATAAATGTTGTACCTAACAATCCTAATGTGAGAAGATACATTACACCAGATACAAAAATGAAGTAGTATACAGGCAACATTAACATTCCATTAACAACATAACTGTATATTCCTAAATAATCGAACAGTGATAAACAACATAATAACATGTAACTGTATAGGAAAACTTTGTCCAACTGGATTGTGTAAGGTGTACTCTCACTTACATCATCCATAAGTTTCTTTGTAAGAGCATTATTTGCTTCATTATCTTGACTGAGCTCATCACATTCTTTATTCATATTATGACTAGTCTCCACTAATTTTTCTAAATTTTCAGTTGCAGTATTAAGACATTCTTTTTGATACTGAATGTACGAATAAAAATCTTTAATAAGCTCTTTGAGATCTTCTTGGAAGTATAATGGCTCAAGTGTTTCCTCAGCAAAATATTCTGAAGATACAATATTATAGGACTTTTGTTTGAGGTTTCCTTCATCATCTGTTTCAAATCTGTTTAGGAATTCTTGGAACTCTTGTATATTATCCATATTAGTTATTGTCGAAAACTCTTTTTTATGGTATTTTTTCGTATAAAATATGTTTAGTATTTTTATATGAAAACTGAAAATTTGGAAGATGTTGTTATAAAAGATGAAGATATATTGTACAAACCAAGTGATATGGACTTGGATGGATGGGTACTTTTAGAGAGGAACAGTTTAGTCAAATTAATGAAGGATAATAATGATTTGAAAAACCGAGTCCGAAAATTGGAAACAGAACTCTACAAGACCCAGAAGTACAACTTCAGTCTAAAACAAGCATTCAAAAATTGTTTCTCTTGCTTAGATAGATGTTAAATAATATCCATCTTATTCAATAAATTATGTATGATAAATATATAATGAACGAACTAACAAAGGTTGTATCAGTGGCAATACTCATTATGGCAATGCTTGTAATGGTAATTCTCCTAACTCTTTTTATCAAAAAGATGCTTAAGAAAACTATGGAAAACTCAACTGATGGATATCAAGTGACATATTCAAGATGTAGATGCATGAGAGAGGATGGTGGTAATCGTGGATTCTGTGGAATGTGTGGAAGCGATGGAACTTCTTTCGGGTGTCCACATGGTGAGAGAGGTTGTGCAAGAGATTGTAAGAAATTGATGTACAAAGGAAAGGCTGAACCAAATTGCCAATAAAATCTTATATATAATATATGATCAAACTTCCATTTAATTCTATAGAGATTAATGCATTTTTGAATCTTTTTTATAAAAATATGAATTTATTTTTTGATAAATTATCAAAAAAAAAAGATATTTGTAATGATTCAATATACAAGAAAGCAATAAAAGAGTATTATAAAATGACACGTAAACAAATAAATAGTTTTAAAATTATTGAAAAAATTTTGGAAGAGAACGGTATATGTGATAAGATGTTGCACTTGGAGAACATCGCGTTTATAAAAAATTTGAAAAACAATGGATATAAAATATCATCGAAAAGTACATACAGAACTATCAAAAAACTTCCAAGAAAAAAGTATAGTAATTTTGTAAATTCTATTGTTATAAAGAATGGTAAAAAATATTTCGAAAAGAGTTATAAAGGAGATAGATATAGTCCTTGTGGAAAGGGTAAAAAATATATCAATTGTCAAGATATTGAGTATTTTAGATTAATGAAGAAATTTTCGAAATTATCGTTTATACCAAAACTTGTTGACACAGTAATAGTACATAAAGATGGAAATATTAAAGATACAAAATACATATATGAATTTATTGAAGGAAAACCCTTGGGTAAATATATTAAAAAAATAAGTGATGATGAATTAAAAAATTTGAAAAAGAGTATTATAACTATAATGAAAAAAATAATTAGAATTGGATTGGTTTACAATGATAGAGATTTGGATAAGGATATAATAATAACAAAAAGTGGTAAAATATTTTTTACTGGTATTGGTACTCGTAAGGGATATATGTTTATGTACCTCAATCATGAAAATTTGGCAGATCAAATATTATCTGGAAAATCAAACATGGAGTATCTACTAGAAAAGCCTTCACTAATTAACGAAACAATATTGGTAATATTGATGCAGATGATCAAGAAGAAAGAGATAACTTTTTGAATCAATGAATAAAATATAAAAAATGATTATTATTCTTTAACAATAATCATTTATGCAAAACGAATCAACTATGCTGAACGAGAAACAAGAATTAGCCGTAAAAGCGATGCTTAAAGGTAAAAATGTGTTCATAACTGGTCCAGGTGGTACAGGTAAATCATATATCATCTTCTACTTTATTGCCAAGGCGATGGAACTGGGTATTAAGAGAGATGAGATTGCCATTACAAGTACAACTGGTATATCTGCAAGTTTAATTGGGGGAACAACACTGCACTCTTTTGCTGGTGTAGGAATTGCCGACAAAACATTCGAATATTACTGGATGAAGATAAAAGATGATTATTTCAAGCGTAAAGTTTGGAGAAATGCTAAGATACTTATTATTGATGAGGTATCAATGCTTTCACCCCGATTATTCGAGATGTTGGACTGTTTGGGTAGAAGAATTAGGAGGAAAAATGAACCTTTTGGTGGATTACAACTTATTCTTCTTGGTGATTTTTGTCAGTTGCCAACAGTTAAGGAGAAGGATTTCTGTTTTGAGGCGGTAAATTGGGATACTACATTGGATGGGACTTACTATTTAACAGATATTATGAGACAGACGGATGAGACTTTCCAGAGAGTGTTGAATAAAATCAGAGTAGGAATTGTTGATGAAGATGTGAGAACTGTATTGAACAGTCGTTTAGGTGCAAAACTTAAGAATGAGGATGGTATTAGACCAACTATCATCTACTCCAAACGAGCTTCTGTTCAGAGTTATAACGACAAGAAGGAAAAACAGTTGAAGGAACAACAAGGTGGATGCGAATCACATACATACACTTGTTCATACAACTACTCAAAAGATCTCAGTGAAGCAAATAAGATGTTTCTTAAGAACTATGTTGATAAGAATTTCCGCATTTTGGATGAGATTGAACTCAATGTTGGTTCACAAGTTATGGTGACCGCTAATTTTCCAGAACAGGGATTGTATAATGGTAGTAGAGGAATTATTGTTGCGTTCACTGAGAAAAAAGTGCCGATTGTTAAGTTTCTGGACAAGCGTGAGATACCAATTCAGAAATATGTTTGGAAATATGAGGGTAACAATAAGGCGTGGATTGAGAAAGTGCAAATACCGCTTATGATAGCTTGGGCAATTACTATTCACAAGTCACAGGGAATGTCGTTGGATTTTGTGTCGACGAATATTGGGAAGAGCATCTTTGAGTTTGGACAGGTTTATGTGGTTCTGTCGCGTGTTAGGAGTTTAGAGGGGTTGACTATAAAGGATATAGATTACAATAAGATAATTGCTAATCCGAAAGTTATAAAATATTATGAGGAACTCGTTTGAGGGAATGAGAAACTTATCACGTCAAAAAATATATGTACTCTAGTAGTTTTATGTACTATATGAAAAATGTATTACCTGGATACAAATATGATAGATTAATGAATGTTTTACGAACTGGAAACGGAAGTTCACAAGACATGCGGGAGATTCAAGACATGAAGAAACGTGCAGAATTAAGTGATCACTACTCATATAGTCATCATATACCAAGTGTTAATTATGTTTTTATTAATAATGAATCGGGGTTTTTACACACCGGTGATCTCAATTATGGAAGCAACAATAATACTTTAACTCAGAACTATATGTCTCAAACGTTTAATAATAATGTCCAAAAAGATATAAATGAGTTTGATATGAAAGATTATGACAAGAAACTTCTTTTAGATATGGATAATGAAGATAGTGAATACTTTATATCCCGTATGACCTACAAGAAGAAGCACCACCTGTTAACTAAAGATAGTTTCTTCTATTTCGGTTATAATGTCGATGTTGATGAGAACACTAAGTATGAACTCGATATTAAAATCAAACAACAGTTCAAGTATGATAATTATCCAATTCAAATGAATATTTATGGTAATTATAAGAAGAGATTGGAGGGTTGTGAGTTTAATCGGCCATATGACGACAGATGTGTAATGTTTGATAGTAATGATAGCAATAAAGTAACAGTTCTTCTCTTTTGTCCAAATAAAGTTTACAATTCTGTTGTAACACTCGATCAGCTTCTTCTTTACAAGTTTGAAAAGAGAAAGAGTGAAGTTGATCTTTTAACAGAGAAGATATTTGATAATATCGATGATGATAGTATTTTCGAGGAGACATTCAATTCATTAAACAGAATATTCAGTTTAACCAATTTAAATATTGAAAAAGATGTTGATAGAGAGTTGGCGTTATGTCTCAAACAATTATCCGATAAGAATTGTCAGGTATAACTTGTAAGCCCCTTTTTCTTAGAGTTCTCAGTTTCCTGTCATGAATACTACTGAAATATGGAGAAATGCAATGAATGTTAATATGTAATCATATGAATTTGGAAGACAACTCAAAAACAAATTACAAATAATAAAAATTGAAAATTAATTTATAATATTATATACTATATTGAAATTGTATTATGATTAAAATGGGTATTATTGGATACAGTCGACGTGTAAAGATGTTGTTACCTCAATTTTTGGCAAATGATGTCAAAGTCGCGGGCGTCTACGATAATAACGAGGAATATTGTTCAGATGAGGCATCAAAAAGTGATCTAGGTTGTTTGTTTACGAGTGATTTGGAACTGTTTTGGGGTCTAAAATACGATTTAGTATTCATTGGAACCGCAAATTTTGCACATACAGAACATATTGTACGTGCAATGAAAGAGGATGTTAATATTTTCTCTGAGAAACCTATAATTACGAAAATGAGCGATTATTTTTTAATTAAGAAGGCTGAAGAAGATTTCAACTATCCTCAAAAGAGATTGCGAACTGGATTTGTGTTGAGACACAGTCCTATTTTCCAAGCTTTGAAGAACACAGTTTCAAAGATTGGACGCGTAACAACAGTCTCTGCAATCGATGTTATCAAACACACACATGGAGCACATTTCTATCAAGGATGGAGACGTTTCAAGGATACTAGTGGTGGATATTTCGTTGAGAAGATTGTTCACTCACTCGATATACTAAATTGGTGTATTGGATCATATCCTGTCGAAGCTTTCGGTTACAGTGATCAAGATTTTTGGATTGAAGAGAACCGAGAGGTTGTTGAACCCTCTCTTTTGAAGAGAGATCCCGATTTCTATGAAAACTACCAAGAGTACGATCCAAAGACTAAAAACTCCTTTATGAGTGATAAGACAATTCATGACACGTTTGTCGCCAATTTTAAGTACAAAAGTGGTACCAAATTGAGTATGACTATTCTTAACTATGCACCAAATGCACGTAGATCTATGATGTTTTACGGAATTCTTGGTTCTGTTGAGATGGTTTGGGAGATGGATTGTTGCACAATCACTTATATTCCATACAATCGTGGAATTGGAACAAAGGGAGCTAAGGGGAAACCATGTGAAATGCAGACTTTACGATTTGGACATCTCGGACAACATGGAGGAGGTGACACAGAGATTGTTAAGAACCTAGTTAATAGTGTTGTTAACGATACTGAGATGACTCCATCTATCCAAGAAGCGTTTCAGGCAAACAATGCTTGCATTGCTCTCCAAAGGTCAATCGAATCTGGGACTCCCGTAAAGGTGGAACTATAAGTAAAATTTACAATTTATCACAACAAAGTTTTACAAAAAAAATGATTTTTATAAAATAAGAACAATTCGAGTACGACAATTATCCAATTGAGATGAATATTTATGGTAATTATAAAAAGAGATTGGAGAGTTGTGAGTTTAATCGACCATATGACGACAGATGTCTAATGTTTGATAGTAATGATAATAATGAAGTAACAGTTCTTCTCTTTTGTCCAAATAAAGTTTACAATTCTGTTGTAACACTTGATCAGTTTCTTCTTTACAAGTTTGAAAAGAGAAAGAGTGAAGTTGATCTTTTTAACAGAGAAAATATTTGATAATATTTTTGAGGAGACATACATTCAATTCATTAAACAGAATATTCAGTTTAACCAATTTAAATATTGAAAAAGATGTTGATAGAGAGTTGGCGTTATGTCTCAAACAGCTTAATGATAAAAATTGTTTTTTTTACAACAAACACTATAAATTATCATTCCGAACCATGAATAATGATATTACACTGTATGTTAACAATATAAATTGTTCAAAAAAATATCAATAACAATCCCAGCTGAACTATCAACTGATAGTATTGTAATTAAATAACGTATCGCAGATGAGATTGGTGTACATTCTTGTCTATTCAGATTAATACATAATGGAATAGAGTTGACAAATGATAACAACAATATCAAAGATGAAGATTCTTTACAATATCTAATGAAACTAAATCCAGATAAGAATATTATTGTCTGGATTAATGAAAATCATGACATTTTTGGTAATGCAAGAAGTATTGATGAAATATGGGGTATTGTATTTGAAAATAATAAATTAACATATTTTGAGTCTGAAAATGGTTCAAATGGACTAGATTTACCATATGTTTTTGGTGAACTAAAACATTTGAAAAAGCTTTATTTATCATATACAATAATTAGAAACGATATTCCAAAATGGATTTGTAATTTACAAAAATTGGAGTTTATTTATCTTGCAGATAATTTATTGAGTGGACCAATCCCAACAGAGTTTGGAAAATTGAAGAGATTGGAAGAGTTATATTGTTCAAAAAACAATCTATCTGGATCTATTCCAACAGAGTTTAGCAAATTGGAAAATATTACACGTTTAATGTTTAATGATAATGAACTTACTGGAAACGTTCCAACCGAATTATTAGATATTATGAACAATGAGCACAACGTGATAATTAAACTGGACAATAACAAATTTGAAAAGGGTTTCCTAGAAAAAAAACGGTAGAAAGATGGTATATACTGTTATTGTATCAAACCGTTTTATGCTAACAAATTTATGATAGAATAACCGAAAAATTGATTTTTATAATTTACACCCTTGAAGATTTAAAATGAACGTTTTTTTATTATATTTTTATATAATAAATAATGACTAAACATCATAATGAAGATTATAAAATTAGTACTGTTAAACATTATCTAACTAAATATAAAAATTTAACTAAAACTTGTAAAGAATTTGATTGTTTAACGTCACACGGGAACAAGAATGTTGATTAAAAAAATTGAATTTATAATTATTTACTATATAAAGTATATACATAAAGCATGCGAGGCAGTGTTTTTAAAAAATACAAAAAGCATCGAAAAGATGAGTACGGTATCTATTTTCCAAAGGGATCAGATATTGTTAATTACAATAAGAAACATGATAAAATTATTTTTGATTGGATAGATGAACTAATCGATGCTCCAGAAATTATTTATTTATCTTATCTTAAAAGAAAACAATATAATCTCACAGATGCTGAAATTATATATTTTAAGAAAGTTATCAGAAGATGCGTTGTTGAGATGGTTTACGATAAGATACGATCTTTCAACAATTTTATATCCACTAAAACCATTCAATCATTGGCAATTATCGCATTTATCATTGCAATCAAAGTTGTTCTTGGATACGATTTTGTCATCACAAATGACAGTATCAGGTTCGCATCATCGCTAACAGGTAATAGTTGGAATGATGAAAAAAGTGTTGAATTGTTAAAGGATATTGAGATTGATATCCTAATATCAACTGGATTCAAAACAGCAAATAAAGTCCTTTCTAGAGTAAACCTTAAACCTTCTGATAAGTTTAAAGACAAGGATCTTATTCAAGATGATGAAGATTCAGAGAAATGGAATCAGTTGTGGACCAGTTGCTTTTAGCTCCTTTTACACCCTTGGAAATTTAAAATGAAACAATTTTCATCAGAACTTCAAAGTTGGACACAATCAATTTCATTTTAAATTTCCAAGGGTTTAAAAAATAGCTAACACTTATTTTATAATTAAAGTTAACAATGCGTAGGGTTCAAAAGGGAGATGTAATCTCCCTTTATTTAAAGACAAGGATCTTATTCAAGATGATGAAGATTCAGAGAGATGGAATCAGTTGTGGACCGGTTGCTTTAATTAATGCATACTATTATAAGCACGGGACTTATCCAAAAATGACTACTCGGACATTGATGCGTAAATGTTCCACAGACGATAAGGTTGGAACACACAGATGGAATATGATGGATTGTGAAATTGTACGTTTAGGTAAACCAACTTATAATTTGAATAAGATAAAAGGATTTGATGCATGTATTCTTTTATATTCATTTGGAAAGAAGTATGCACACTATGTATTTGTTGTTCGTAAATGTGGTGGATACAAAATTTATAACTATTGTGATGAAGATTCAGATGATTATGAACATGTTACAATGACAGAGGAAGAGTACAGTGATATGTTGAGGGCAAATCCGCGAGTTGAAGGATTAGATTACCCACTAGCTTGGTGCATTGCAAGCTGAAGTTTGGTACATTACAACCTGAAGTTTAGAAGTTCAATTTGTTTCGTCCATTACCTCTATTGAAGTTTCTTGGAATGTTTAATGATTTGTTAACACTATCAACATTGGGTTTTTTGTCAAAAAGAAATGTTATGAGTAGAATTATCAACAATATTAAAACTATTGCGATGAAGATTATTTTGTAAATACTCAAGTTCATAAAAACTGGAACATGAGTAGTTACTCTAACCTCTTCATCGGAGTATTCTGGTTCACGCCATTTTTTATCATCTGGTATTTTGGAGAAGCTGTATGGACAGTTTCTGCGATTGTATTTACTGTTTGGTACACATCTTCCATTCATACTGTGATTGATACACCATGAACATCCTTTGCATCTTGCACATCTCTGTTCATCATTACATATACAATTGTTTGGAGATCCTTGTTCCTTACTACATTTTATACATTTAGGGTTTGAGTTAGTCATATATAAATTTACAGAGAAAAAAATTAAATTATAATGATGATGAAGAATAAAACGAATAATATAACCCAAGCCATAGGTTTGGAATTACCATATACAAAGTTCCTCATCTGATTGAATTGTTGAACTTGTGTAGCCCAAGTGTTCTTCGCAGTATTGTAAAGATTGCTTGTAGTACTACTTGTGCTTTTTGAAACATCATCTAAAGTGTTTCCCGTTTTTTTAACAACTCCTTTTGACAAAGCCTGTGAGAACACATTTGCAGGTTCATTTTTAAGCAAATTGGAAGTGTTATTATTATCCATATATAAAACATCATACATTTTTTTTGTGTTCACAAGTTGCGTTATTTAAAAATAATTTATATATTCATTATTACAAAAATGGAGAATAATAATGCTATTCTTGTTGATGCAAAAAATGCTTACACTAACCAGTTGATATCTCTTTTGACACCGCGAATTTATGAGGGAATTCAGAATATTTATGAGAACAGTAAAGAAAACTTACGAGGAAAAAATGTGAGAGAGAGTTTCCAGTTAGAATTGGCAGATGTTCAGTTATGGAATCAGATTATAATAGATAAAGAGACAGAGAGAATTCAAGAAGTTACTCAATGTAACTATTTAGACAAGTTAGTAACAGTCATTTTTATCAACAGTACAAAAATATTGGCTACTGCACACACCGGTAACAGAAACAGTGCTAATACTTTGGAGATTTCCGTCCCTAAGTTCAGTCACTTTATCCACAGAGTATATATCGAAACTGCAAGAGAGTTCTACAAGAACGCATACTTGATGGATGAGAATATTTCATCAAGAGAAAAGCAGGACAATTTGAGAGGATCGATCCAAGCTATCAAGACTGGTATTGAACAGGCAATTTTACGGCTTTTGCCAATCGGCGATATCCTCATGAGAGATCTATCCACCAATGTCCCACAAATCGAAGATGGAGAACATGTTGACACTCCTACATACCCAGGAACACCAGAAGAATCATCAGATGAAGTCGAAGACGAGGATGATGAAGTTCTGGAAGTACGTCCAGAAGAAGAGTTGGAAGAACCTGAAGATGATGATAACGATTTGATTCTTGAGAGTGTTAGCGAAGCACCTGTAGTCAGCAACGAAGGAGCACCTATAGTCAGCAACGAAGGAGCACCTATAGTCAGCAACGAAGGAGCACCTATAGTCAGCAACGAAGGAGCACCTATGGTCAGCAACGAAGGAGCACCTATGGTCAGCAACGAAGGAGCACCTATGGTCAGCAACGAAGGAGCACATGTTGGTGAAGCATTTGTAGTTGATAATGAAGAACCTTTGGTTGGAGGTGTAGATGCAGCAACAGAAACTCCAACTGAAGTGAGTGTCAATAATGAAGTAACAGATAATCCAACTGAAATGAGCGTTAGCACAAGTGAAGCTCCAAATGAAGTAAGAGAAACTCCAACTGTCAGTGTTAGCGAAGAAGTAACAGAAGCTCCGACTGATGTGAGCGAAGCTCCAACTGAAAAAAAGGTTGAAATGGAAAAGGATGGAGATTTTGTAATGGTTGGAAGAGAGTCTCCAAAGATAACTGAGGAGATGGTTGACCAAATGAATGAGGCTAATAAGGAGTTTATTGAGAATAACAAAGATGACAGTGATTTAGTGGATAGTTTGGTTGAGGATTTGAAGAGTATAAGTTTAACAGAGAAGGATCAAAAGAGTCTCGAAAAGTATTCACCAACAGATGAAAATTTGATGGTAAGTAAACTAGCAGAAAGTGCTGGAGACTTAATTGATGACCCTGACTACAACCCATACTCATCTTCTCCTGAAGAGGTAGCTGATGCTCGACCAGAGGTAGTTGAAACTCGACCAGAGGTAGCTGATGCTCGACCAGAGGTAGCTGATGCTCGACCAGAGGTAGCTGATGCTCGACCAGAGGTAGCTGATGCTCGACCAGAACCCACAATTGTACAAGCCGAAGTTCCAGTTGTCCGTCCACAGGTAACTGAAGTCCGACCAGATGTAGCTGAAGCTCAATCTGAGGTAGCTAAAGAAGTATCAGCACCACAACATGTAGATGATAGTCCAGTCGTTCTCGAGGGTACAACAACTGTAGCTGAAGCTCGACCAGAGGTGACTAGTATCCGACCAGAGGTGACTAGTATCCGACCAGAGGTGACTAACGTTCAACCAGAGGTGACTAATGTCCGACCAGAGGTGACTAACGTTCAACCAGAGGTGACTAATGTCCGACCAAAAGAACTTAGGAATAAGGCATCTAATATGTTAACAACTTTGAGGAGTGATATGAGTGGGGCTACTAAGTTTGTGAATCCTTATAGAATGAGGAGGAAGATTAATGAGAAGAAGTTAGAGAGATTGAGAAATGCGAAGATTAAGAAGAACTATTTAGTCAATTATTAGAAATACGTTTAATTGGGGATTAAAAAAGATATTAATCTTTAAGAACCAATGAATTTTCTAACAAATCCACTATTTTTAGCATTAATATTAACTACAATTGTTGTCCTAGTGACTTATATGTACCACGTGAACAAGCAAAAGAAGGAAGGTAAAGAACCAAAGGGTACATTCTACTATGTTGGTTTAACTGTAGTTGTATTCGCTCTCTCGTATGGTGGTGTTTATTTGTACCAAATGTTTTCAACTGGAGGTGGTGTTAATGAGTTGACTAGCAAGGTTATGAGTGGTGGTCAAAAACTTGTAGATGAGAGTAAGAAAGTTGTAAATTCTGTTAAGAAAGCTAGTCAACCAGTTGTTTTGGAACAAAGTGGAGGAATAGGCACTGATGAGGTAAGATGTGACCTTCCTGACTGGTAAAACTTTTTGAAAAAAAGTTTTAGATCAAAAATATCGAAACCGATACTTAAAACTGTTTTGGATAATGTAATTGAAATATATGAATTTTAGCATATATTTCAATAATTATTTAAAGTTATTGGTTGTTTTGATTAACAATGCTGTATTCAGATATATTAAGTTACTATTTATTGACAGGTGTTCTATTCTCTCTAATCAATGTTCCATTGAATATGTGTTTCAAAATTGGATTTTATGATTCAAAAGCTCCATATATGTCCTGGGGATTGAGCATATTCCTCTGGCCTATTGTTATATACATCTATTTGACCTTGGGACTACTTGTTCTAATATTGTTCGGTTGTAAATGTTTATCAACGTTGTGTTGTAAACAGTAACGTACCAAGTAAATCATATTTATTAACGATTCTTTATAAATTAACGCTCATTTATTGTTCGTTTATAAAAAATCTGTAAAATCTTTAGTAAAGTATATTGTAATGTCATATAGTCTAAGAAAATTTGACATGAATAAGATAAAAGATGGATCGACTGTTCTTATTTTAGGCAAAAGAGCAACTGGTAAAACAACATTAGTAAAAGATATTTTGTATTACAAGAGGGATATACCGAAAGGTATAGTAGTGTCACCAATAGCTGATTTCGACAGATATGACAGACATGTACCTAAAGCGTTTATACACAAAGAGTGTTCAGAGGAGTTACTTGATGGATTGCTTAATGAGAGAAAGAGAACAAATCATGTGAAAAGATACGATTATCCCGATATGGATGCAAGGGCATTCGCAGTGTTCGATAATTGTATGTTCTACCCGGGTGCTTACAAAAGCCAACAAGTGAGAAAGATTTTTTTTAATGGACGAAATTACAGATTAACAGCAATCTTTACAGAGTCTTTCGGGTTGAAAATTCCTCCAGCAATAAGGGGCAATATAGATTATGTATTCATTTTCAAAGAGAATTTTGTATCTAACAAGAAGAGATTGTATGAGCATTATTGTGGAATGTTTCCAAATTTCGAAGTTTTCGACAGATTCTTCACAGAATTCTTTAAAAATGATTATGAATGTTTAGTTGTTGACAACACAAATTGGAGAGGTAATAAGATAGAGGATAATCTATATTGGTACAAAGCGAAGAGACGCAAGAATTTTGAAACATGTAGTGCTGTAACATGGAAATTTAGTGATGATAACTATTTTTCAGAAGAGAGTGAAGATGATATATCACTTGCCGATAGCGTCTGCGATAGTGACAGTGACGGCTTCTCAATAGATGAGGATTTCATATACGACGATGTTAAAAACGTCAAAATATAATTAAAATATATAGTATTTCATATGTCAGATCCTATCGTGAAAGTTTTTGATAAAACTGTTATAGCAAAAAGTGTTAACAGAATTTATAAAGATTGTTCCATTAACATTGGCAATTTATTTGATAAAATACGTAAAACATTGAAAACTTATACTTATGGTAACGGATCGGAACTTGATGAAGATGATATAGATTGTCATTACAATATTGAAACGAATGGTTCATATTACACTGTGACTGTAACAGCAGAAGGTCAATTATATAAAAAGAAATAGAAAAGTAAAATATAAAATGTATTGTGACAGACTACATTCTATATTACAAACCAAACAAATCCACAACTTTCAACCACTTTATGAACAAACTACATTTAGCAACATACTCAATCGATAATTTCACATTTCGTCGCAATAAACAGTGTTAATTACCAGGCAGATATGGTTTACAGAAGTCTCAATCCAAAAAGAGCGATGGCTTACAGATCTCTCAAGGAGTTATTATTGGTAGTGTATTACTACTTTACTGCAATGATATAATACCTAGCGATTTTTACAATGATGTTATAAAATGTGTTATGCGAGGTGATGTTGATTGGAATCATTATGATTGTATGTTACAATTAGTTGAAAGATTTGACATGGATTTACACAAAAACTCTAAAAGTATACTGATTAACGCGTAGGGTTCAAAAGGTAACGGTAGGATCGCTTCGGGAGATGCACTCTCCCTTTATAAAAAAAATTGAATAATTTTTCATATGAATATCAAAGATAGGTGTAATGACTATGTTTGATAACGATCCACGTTTCACAATTGGGACTAGTACTGATTTTGATAAAAGAAATACCAATACGAATATTGTTTGTGTATCTGATAGCTACATTGGATATAGAAATCAAATACCAAATACAGAATGTATAGAAGATATTTCGAAGAGTTTTGTAGACAAATGTACAAGTGATAAAAATTTCATATTATGTCACAATATTCATATCAAGATTAATATCAATATTGATACTTCTAGTACTGGCTCTAAACGTTTCGATAAGTCGATAACAATCTATGGCGACAAAGTATCAAAAGTACAAGTACCAAGTATGGAACAAGGTCAAGATTGTTAAAAAAAATGAAAATTATAATATAAGAAACTACAATTCTTTGTAGCATATTATGTCAATGAGAAAAGAAAATATACCTCATTTCACTTTTACACGTGATGCTAAAAAAGAGAATAGAGCTAAAAATCTGAATAATTTTGTTATTTGTGATAATACAATCATATCAACATACAGTTTCAGATTTGACGAAGTATTTTATCATGATCACGATGCTAAACGAATGGAGTATTATCAAATGGTTTCAAAAACAATTATGAATAACATTCCAACTGGAACAACGAAAAAGACTCCAATCAAATTTGTCCAAGATGTTATGAATATTGGTGGAAGAGATGTGTTCACTGTTACGGGAACGTGTACGTTTGGATAAAATGTTTATTATAATTAAATTGGTGTTTAGATTGTATCATCTGTACTGATGATAGATAACTTTCTATCACCAAAGATCTTCTCAATCATGTCAATCTTATCACTGTATTCATCATTTACTTTTTCCATAAACGATGATATATCATCAATCTGATGCACATCAGTGTCTATACCAATTGCATAATCATAATACATTTCATACGCAAGCTTCTTTACCGCCAAACCACAATCATTTTGGATTACATGTTTAAGATCATAATCTCCTGGATCAAGAAACTTTTCATATTCACTTTGAATTGAATAATCTTCAATCTTATCTTTGTAATAGAAATCTTCGGGCGTCAAAGATGTATCCTCACACTGTTTGTAAAACTCCTGAATCTCTTCGTTCAATATCTTGACGAAACCTTCGAAATCCAATTTTGGAAGAAACTTATCTTCTACAAAATCCTTCAATGATATAGGAACTTCCTTATTAGCAATACATTCTGTAACATAATCAATATATGTATTTTTGTAAGCATTGCATACATATTTGGAGCGTTCACTGTATCTTTCTAAAGCTTTATATTGATAAAGCTCAATACTAACCTTATTGCTTTCTGCAAGTCTCCTTCTGCATGTTTTTTCAATGTCTTTAATCAAATTCGGACAAACACCACTCTTTTTAATAAGTTCGTATAGCCTATCTGAAGGAATAACCTTTCCAAGTACAATAGTCATGATTATAACCAATAATTGTTACTTCTTTATAATATAAAAATCAATTTTTATTGTCAAGATCATAATTTCTCAACAAACTCAATGTGTTTGTACTGCTCCTCTTCGAAGATATTCCAAACATTTTCCGCAGTGTAGTATCCACAATACTCAACAACCTTCAAAGATGGAAACGCGAGTACTTTTCGGACATCCTCATCCGTTCCTTCTGTCACACCATCATGAGCCAAATTCAGAAGATAGATATCATCAGTCATATCCTCCACAACATCAGCAAATGTTCGGTCACAAAATGTTGGATAACTCAACACATGCTTTTTGCAATGGTGAACGTCACAACCTGGTTTCACACATTCAATGCCGTAAGCGATATGACACTTTGTACAGAGATGTCCTATACATGGATAGAACTCATAACTGTGTTCACAATTTGATTCATCTTCATGTGCAGGCATATAATTTCCAAAAATTGTCAGAATTTCATCTGGTATGTCGTTAATTACTTGAGTAGACATGGTCAACTCAATGTTATGTAATAAGATGGGTGAATATTATTCATTTTTTTTATTAAAAAAGTGAAAATAATATTGGATGGATGTAGTCAAAGATTGGTAATCATGTCTAAAAAACTATTGGATGTTGATAATAGAACAACCTGTGATCTATTCTACGTGATACGTAATTTTAAGGATCATAGAAAATTTGTAGGTAGTTTATTTCATTGTAATATTTGGGGCTATATGCATAGACACACTGCACATTTAAAAGTTACTGATTTGGAAGAGATACCACTCTTTCTACATACAAAGAGTAGAATAAAAAAAGAGTTCAAACCCTCACTTAATCAAACCCATAATACAATAAACATATATGTTCTACGTAAAGGTACACAAATTCCAGATTCTGTGAACATTCGTTATGATTATCATTGTGTCCAGAATCTTTTATTTCCGAATAAATGTATTCAAATATATCCTATTAAAGACCAATCATATGAGTCTTGTCGAGCTGAGTATGGAGACCATACATATAGATTAATAATGGGTGATATTGCATCATTACCGTGGGAATTCTATGGACATTTCGAATTGAAAAATTTTGTATCAAAAAATGTGTTTATGTCAAAAGAGGAAAATAAATGGTTGAACGATATGTATGTAAATAATACATATCTCATAGATTTAACTTTGCTACTCAGAAAAGAGTTACGTAAAAAATACCACAGTCTAGTATTATGTAAAACTATATATTATATAAATAGTGAAATGAATCTTTTGAGTTCTCATGATGGAGATGATATGCCTGTATACGGTTATGATCATAATCTTGTAATTTTTGTAAAAAAACATCATGAACGTCAAATATTTAGAGTCAAAGTTGACAAGATATTTCGCAATAAATTTTTTCCATTTTTTATAGATTATATCGCCAATTTTATCTAGTTAAAGTCCAGCAACTATCAATAGTATATTTATAATGCTAAATAATCAAAGAGAAACAGTACATGATCTATACTATTGTCTACCATAACAGTGAAGTTGTTTCATAAATTATATTTTAACTAATGATGTATCGTTAATTTTTTCACCAAATTTAACCTTATAAATATTTTTCAAATATTTTTTTAATGATATTTTATTACTAAAAACAACTTCATTTAACAGAGTTAGTTTTTTCAAAACTTTATTCAAATTTTTGTTATCTTTCTTGTTAAAAACTATCTTCCCTCCAAACAATTCCAAATCATATTCCTTAAATGCTTCTCTTATCACATAATCTTTTCTGTCAACTAAAATTTTTTTGTCTAATTCAATTACATAATCTCCAAACATTGTTATTTGTTTTCTTTTTTGTAATAATTTATTATCCATATTTATTACAAAATAAATACCTTTACCCATAATTGATAGATGTGGAAACAAATAACCCACTTTTTAATTTTATCTAAATTTTCTTTTGTTGTAAAATGATAAAGCGATATTACCTTTATAGAACCGTGTTTTTTCAAATATGATATAAGTATAGTTAATGGAAAAGTTGTTAAGTTTATTTTTTATTTGATACTACCAAGCATAAATCTCATAAAGTTATCTATTTGTTCCTTATTCTTTGAATACGAATAGCAAATTCTACAATTACCACCAAGGGTGAATCTATCATTTTCAAAATCGATATTGAACAATGATTCACCATTGTGATTGGAAAAATATGGTGGTGCTATTTCAATTGATCTTCATGTGTTTGACCAGAAAACTGTTGTTGTAATGTCGAGAGACACCAATAGCCACATATTCATTATCAAATACACTTATTGTAAAGTGTCCGATACCATCATCACCTTGTAAGTTCAAGAACCATTATATTATCATATATAAATCTAATCTTAAAATATATTTGCATCTAAAAAAATAAAATTTATTACAAATTATCTGCTTATATTTTCTATAAAGGAAATAATTTATCCAAAGTTTTTTTTGTATATCCATAATCCTTACGTTTAGTATAATCAGCCAATCGAATATGTAAAAAAGATACACCATGACCATCAGTACTTAAAGTAATTAAATTTTCACTATTTTTTAATTTAACAAAGATTTCATAAATTTTTTTCCACAAATTTTTTTTAGTTGATTCATTTGCATTTTTTAAAAAGGGATGAATGGATGAAAAATCTAAATAGTCACCATTTTTTTGTTTTTGAGGCAGCGGAACAATCATTAATATATTATTCCTTAAATTTGGAAAACATAATATTTTTTGACTTGATTTAGCTTTGTTAAAGTATGTTTTAAAGGAAGTAATATTTTGTATTTGTGTACAAAGTTGATTTTTTGGAATATCCTTTTTTGAAAAAGTTGTTTTAATAAATTTATATACCACTTTTTCAGATAAATCTTTTTCTGGTTTACATTTCCACATAAAATTATAATTTGGAAATTCGATTGGGCATTTACCTTTTTTAAATTCTAATAATAATTGTTCCCAAGAAATATTTAGTTTATAAATTTCCTCATTTTTTATTTTTTTGTAAGAAATTTTTTTAATTTCATTTGTTTTTGATTTTAACATTTGTTTATTATTAGATATTTTATCCAATTTACTAAACGTTTGTCATGATAGATAAAAAGACATTTTAAATTACCAAGGGCAATAAATGTATTGGAAGTGTTTGAAATGTGATGAAGTGTATGGATTCACAGATAAATGATCAATCTGTCAAATCACTACTGACAATAACCCCTCTAACCTTCTTAATATTCTCTGCAACCTCCTTCTTCGAACCACTTGAAATAACATTGAACATCTTCGCCAATGTCTTGACCGTGTCTGTTGATATATCACTGAGAGGTTTCTTCCTGATTTCATCGAACTCCTCTATTGAAATCTTATATCTACTCTTCTTCTTTCCAAAAGGAATAAAGAAAGGATCATAATCATACATAAAATTGTAATCGTATATTCTGTCACCTTTTCCAATTCCTGGAAAATACTTTTTTGATATGTAACCATAAGGATAAACAAATGACATTATATACTTCTTACCAATTGCATATGGGTAAGGTACATCATTATTACCAACAGGTGAGTAATATCTGATGACTTGATCATCAATTTCTATATCTTCGATCATACTTCCAATATAAACATATTTGTTTTTAGAAGTTTGTAACAAAATACTGTTTCCATCGAATCTTTTGCCAATACCGCCACTGAACTTTGTCATTTTGCAAACAGGACTGTTTCCAATAAATGCTTTAATAAATTTCACATGTTTCACAAGTTTTATATACATCCATCTATTATCATCGTCATCTCTACTGTAATCGTTCCAATCTATCTCCATCTTATGTGGTTTCTCATATATATAAGCATCCTTTTTACCCAAATATACAAGATACTCTCTACCACCATTGTTATGAGTGTAGTATCTCTTGTAACCTGTGTGTTTAATCTTTTTGAACTCTTCATTATCCTTTTGGAGAACCTTTTTTGAACCACAGTAATAATCATTTATATGTTTGCTGTTTAGTTTACTTTTTTTGTAACCTTTTGGAATCTTTGTTGGTTTGTCTTCGAATTTATTGTAAGAAATAAATTTGTAGATTGTATCTTCCTCTGGACCTTTTAAACCCATTATGTGTGATATTGTTGCATACCTACTGAACCAACTTTTGGTCTCTTTTTTGTAAAGAACGAAATCTTTGCAATTTGGTTTGGATGTTGATTCTGTTTTATACTTCATCCATCTCTTACTTCCATTTTTAACTTTTTTGATAATCCACATATTACCATCTTTACCTTTCTTCTTGTCTCCAACTTTCATTGAATGAGCACAGTAACCTAATCCTTTTGGACTTGGTTCAGTTCCTTTGTATGATCTATTGGGATCATTTTTACACTTTGGCATATAGTTTAATGGACATTTTTTTTATATTTTGCAATTTATATGAAAGATATATTTGATGGAAAAAAAATAATAATAGTTGGTCCAGCAAAAAATCAACCAACAGATGAGTTTCTCTATAATTTCGATTATGTTATAAGAACTAATAATTTTATGAATAGTTCTATATCAAATAAAAGATGTGATATGTTGCTTCTAAATCATGTTACAGCTAAAGCAATGGATTGGATATCAGCAAGGAAAATAAATAATTCAAATATAAAATTTATTATCTGTTATTCATGTAATTATCGTAAAATAAAAAGATTATTTCCCGAAAAAAAAATAATAAGAATAAGACAACAACGTGGGATTAAGATTGGTCTTTTACATGTGAAATTTGAAAGAGCACCCACTATAATTTATGTTTTTATGATAAATTTATTAAAAAACCGTTCACAATTTAAAGATGTTTTTATTGATGGAATAGATTTTTATATGAGAGGTAAAAAATATGTGAAAGGATATTCTTGGTCAATTCATAATAAAGAAGGAGGAGGTAATCATAATATACATCAAGATAGGAAATTCTTGGTACTTTTATTGAGACTTTTTAGAAATATAAATACAACAAAACTGATTAGACGAATTGCTTTCATGTAATCAATAATTAAATATTGTTATTACAAACTTTCTTCATTCCAATAAACATTTGGTTGTGATTCAAGATCTGACCATCTCATAATAGGTCCACGCCACCCAACTCTTGTATCATCAGGGAACTCTGTCCAATGGATATGTTGTTCTGTCCAATCGTCTCCTTTCTCACCAATTTCCGTTGTTATGTGGACTTTACCATCATTGGTTGGTTCATAAGCTCTTTCGTCAAAGTTTATTGGCATCCAATTCCAATTTGTTTTTGGAGTGTTGCTAAGATCTAAATGAACAGGATGTTCAAATGTTTCGCCCCAACCCATAGTTATGTTCCATTTCATGTCTCCTAAGTACTTCAGAGTGCATCTGTTGGCTTTGAAGAATGTTTGTGGATCATAATGTTGATTTTGTTTAGCATTATCCCATATCCAATATTCCTCATAATTTCTGTCCCAAATAACAACGTCAAGATTGTCGCCGATTTGTAGTTGTTTTACATCTGATATTCTCAGATGTTTATCTTTACAGTTATTTATAAAATCACTAACTTCCATTTGATTATATGAATATTAAAAATATATATATTTTAACCCGACACTTTTTTTACACTTTTCCAATTCCAGAAATATTTTTTTGATATATCCATACAGATAAATAAATGACATTATATACTTCTTACCAATTGCATACTGGTAAGGTACATCATTATTACCAATTGGAGAGTAATATCTGATGACTTGATAGAAGTTTGTAATAAAATACTGTTTCCATCAAATCTTTTACCTCATACCACAACTGAACTTTGTCATTTTGCAAACAGGACTGTTTCCAACAAATACTTCAATGAACTTCACATATTTCACAAGTTATATATATCCATCTATTATCATCGTCATCTTTACTGTAATTGTTTCAATCTATTTTTATTTTCGGTGGTTTCTCATATATATACTAAGTATTCTCTTCCACCATTGTTATCATTGGTGAACACAGTATCCTAATCCTTTTGGATATGGTTGGATAATTTTTATACTTAGGAATTATAATTTACTGGGTATTTTTTGTATGTAAAAGTATATTTATGTACATTAACAAAAGAGGCGGTAAAAAGTTTGATGTAGATTATCAGAGATGTAGTACCATATTATCTACCGAAATTGAACATATAAGACGTAATATTGATAGAAATAGAGAGTTGATTAAAAGAAGGAAAAATGAATCAAAAAGAGATTGGAAAAAAGAATGGAAGAACACGGATTTGAAATTATTAATGATAAAGTAAAAATTCCAAATGTGAAAAATGTGTTGAATAGTCATGAACGTGTAAAAGAACAATGTGAGAAAGAGTTAAGAATTAATGACAAAATGAGTTTCAATGAATATTTGAAGTTTCTTCAGGCGATTACTTCAATTGAAAATGTTGTTTCAATTATTCTTATGAACAAGATTGGAAATATTCCTGAAAATATTGGTAGTTTGATTAATTTACAAACATTAAATTTGGGCTATAACGAATTGACATCAGACTAGATACGAAATTGAGTATGAGAAATATAAATGGAAAACCTAAATTAAATAAACATATTAAAGAAGGACCAATTTCTTGGTCTGAAATAACAGAGGATAATTATATATTATCTTTGGCAGATATTATTCAAAAATTTAAGGGGATGGAAGGACATTATGTTTTAATTATTGGTTCTTGTCAAATTAATATGAACACCAGTGAATATAACAACGACTCATTAAAATTTATTAAAGGATTTAGCATGTTATATAAAAACAAAAAATATAAACTGAACTTAAATTGTTTTCAAGATTTATACAAAATTATTAAGAATGATGAAGAAGTAGGTATAAGAAGAATACAAGATTTATCATCCACTTATAAAAAAGAAGCAAATTGTTATATTGAATTAATGAGTAAATATAGAAAAATGTATAATAGTATGCCTGAGTTTAAGAATGGTAGAAATAGAATGAGTGTTGACAAATGTTTACAAAGATATCCAAGAGGATCTATTCCTAACAGAGTTTGTTATTATATAAAAGATATGAGATATAGATATGAAAATAGCATTCTGTTTGACTTTGTTTGGTTATTTTATGCAGTAAAAACCGCATCCGGTATTTCAGAGAAAGAGATTGAAGAGTATTACAAAAAGAGAGAAAATAATGTTTTAACACCTGAAGAGAAGAGATTACAACGATATGAAAACAGTTTATTAACACCGAACAATGTTCCAATGCCCAATTTCATGGGAACTGGAGGAAATAAGAAAGAGTATGTTTATATTAAAAATATTGGTAAAAGATTAATAAGATATTATAAAAATGGAAAAAGATATTATATACACAATGGTATAAAAAGGAAGTTATAAATAAATTGTATTATATATGGATAAGTATAAATTGATTATTGTCGTTGGTTTACCATGTTCTGGTGAGACAATAGACACCAAATCTAGCAATGGCTATCAATCCACTTAGAGCTGTACCAAAATGATCAACATCTTCTACAAGATATTGTTTCATTATTGCTTGTGCAGAATAATGAAACAATATCTTTATGCTCAAGATTCCTAAAAATACTTTTTGCTATCTCTTCGGGATTTACGTTTGATAGGTCAATAACACCACGTTCAGCAAGTTCTTGTAGTGTTGCTTCAATTACTTTGTAAGTTTGTTTGTAAGTCATGTTTTATAATACTATTGGAAGTTGTTGAAAATAATTGTTCAATTTTATGTGATTATGGGAAAGCGTAATACTGGTAATGACACGGCTTTAGGTTTTGAAAGAGCCTAATTCTTGGTGATAATATTCTTAACGTTTATTATTTTCAAGTTGATTATAATTTTGGATGTGATGATGGGAAAGCGGAATACGGGTGAAAAATAAATATCGGTACACTTTTATCGTAATTATAATAATTTTAATTGAGGTTTTAAATGAACTTAATTATTGGTTAAAATCTATTATATTTTTGTTTCTTATAATTTCTAATGTTACAATGGGAAAGCGGAACACAGGTGAAAAATAAATATCGATACACTTTTATGGATATTTAATCATCTTAATTAATCTGAGAATTTTACATTCACTTTCCTTTATTTGATCAATTGTTGGTTTTGCTCCACACTTCTTTTTAATACCTGTATAAGATTGTCCAAGAGCTGATTTAGCTTTAGGAAACGTCTTTTTGTCATCATAGAACTTAACTAACTCTTCCAATCTTTCATTCAAACCGACAATCGTCTGATTTCTTATTGGACAATTTGGTAACTGTTTTTTATTCAAATCAAGTAATCTCCATGTAAATAGAGTAGTATTACGTGACTTTACACTACTATCAAATTTCTTCCTCTTGATCCTAAAAGGAACTTCTGAGAAATCTCCGGTAATATGCAATCTCAAAGAGGCAAATTTTTTTGGACCACCTTTAGCATTAGTACAAATTGTGTCTCTTTCTTCAATTCTTGTCAAATATCCCAGTTCATCTGCAAGTTTTGCAACATCATTAATCAATTCTTTTCTGCCTACATATTGGGCAAAAGTATATGTCTGATTGGACTGTTTTGTTCCATCTGAATCTAACAATCCTGCCAGAAGTTCCCTTCTCTTTTGAATACTATTATTGAAATAGTTTTCAGGAATATGTTTATTGTTTATCAAATTCATATCTCGTAACTTATCTAACAAAGGATTCTTCTTTGTACTTGAAACGATTGTGTATCTATTACAATCTGTATCTCTATGTCCACGTGTAACAGACACTTTCATGCCTGTTCTCTTTGCATATCCCCTAAGATAATCACCAACTTCTTCATCATCAGAAGTAATTGTTTGTTTGAGTGTATCACCATCGCCTAACCAAATACCAAGAAAGTATGGTTCAACTTCAACATCTACATCATCAAATTGTATTGGATCATCTAGTGGTATCCTGAGAAGTCTCAAGTAATATTCCAATCCATTATCTATTAAATATTGTATAGTCAATTTTATTTGTAAAGTTTCTGAATTATCAAGTTCTTCTTGTTTAAGTTTCATAAATTCATCAGCTTCTAACTCAGAATTAAATCCTTGAGTTTTTTGTCTAAGATTTTCAAAATCCCAATATTTAATGCGATATTTACCATTCTTAGGTGTATCCCGACGTGGTTTCAATTCACACTTGGTAATTTCAAATGTTAATTCATCATCAACTGAAACATTTTTTGTAAATGTTGAGGAATGTAAAGTTTTCTCCAATATAAATTCAGATTGATCAAAAATTTTGAAATAATCTTCTGGGTTGGTATCCTTTCCACTATCATTTGTGTACTTACTCCGACCATCTGTCTTCAAACTTATCATATTGTTCTTCTTACCATGTTTTGCACAGTATAATCTTACACCTTTTCCTGTTTTTTCGTCGACATAGCCATAACTTGCTTGAGTAAGTTTTTCCGAACCTTCAAAACAATCGTGGCAGTAAGAAACATAAGTTCCTCTACTGTTCTTCTTCCTAAGTTGTTCCTTCTTCTTTATCACCATTTGAATATTCTCGTCTGTCATTTATAATATAAATCTAGTGAAAAAATATGAGGAAAAAACAAATTCATTTTTTCATTTTTCTTTTATAATATCTACCTAATAACGTTAAATACTAAAAATTAACGTTATTTAATGTATGTACATGGAAATACCTTAGGAATTACGTTTTTTTATAGAAAATATTTTTCTGTGTATAAATTATAATAATAGAAAATGAATTTACAACTAAAAAAGTTTAATATGAAGATGATTAAGGATGATGAGATTGTAGTAATTATGGGTAAAAGGAATACTGGTAAGAGCTTTTTGACTAAAGATTTACTCTACTACAAACGCCACATCCCAGTAGGTACGGTCATTTCTCCAACAGAAAATGCAAACAGATTCTATTCTGATATGGTGCCACCTATTTTCATCCACGATGAGTATAGTCCAGGGGTTATATCAAGCTTTATGAAGAAGCAGAAGAGATTGAAGAAGAGAAAGAAGAACGGAGAGAAAGATATTGATAATAGGGCGTTCTTGATTTTTGATGATTGCTTGTTCGATTCTGATTGGAAGAAGGACAAACATATTAGGGAGATTTTCATGAATGGAAGGCACTGGGATATTCAGTTCATTCTGATTATGCAGTGGATGCTTGGTATTGCTCCAAAGTTGAGATGTAATGTCGATTGGGTCTTCATTTTGAGAGAGAACATTGGAGCAAACAGAAAGAGATTGTACGAATACTATGCAGGTATGTTCCCAACATTCGAAATGTTCTGTTCCACAATGGATCAGTGCACGAACAATTATGAGTGTTTAGTCATTCATAATAGTTCAAGAAGTAACAAACTCGAAGATCAAGTCTTCTGGTATAAAGCTTCAGCACATGAAAAATTCAGAACATGTTGTGATGAAGCTTGGATTTATAGTAGAGAAAACTATGTTGAACAGGATGATGATGATTCGGATAATGGTGGAACTATAGATGACTATTTGCAATCTAAGAGAAAAGGACCATATATCAGAATTCAGAAGACTGATTAACCTCTATTACCACTCATATTTGTCATTCTAACACCACTATGTCCCAAATTTACGTTTATGTGTCCGTTTGATCTTTTTAGAAGCACACCTTCACTGTGATTTTTACTAACATTCTTTAAAAGTTTTTCAAGAATTGATACAATTGCAGTTCGCTTCATTATATGTTTTGTTTGTTTATTATTTTTTCTATTCAGTAGCTTTGCCCTATATTCAGGTTTATCACAAACTTCTATAATTTCATCTGCAATTTTACTAAGATAATTAGCTTTACCAATTTTTCTCCTTATATTATTATTTCTTTGTCTCTGTTCATTCTCTCTTCTCCTCACATTGGCATTTTTTTGTTGGTTAGTTTTTTCTTTAATCCAATAATAGTGGTATTTAAATCAATATTCGCCATTCTTGTATTTCCATTAAGTTGTTTACCATTATAAACCAATTTGTTGACACCATCGTTTTTAAGCTGATTATTTAAAACATTGCTCACTGTATCATCAGGACCAACACCAACAAAGAGGCTTTTTCCACCAAGGATTTTAATAACTGCTGTTTTTTCTACCATTTAATATATAATTATATTTTTTTTTACTCACACAGTAATTTATCTATATAATTATATATGACAAATAAACTCAGAAAGTACACGTGGGGTTTAGGATTGGAACATGAGATGCATCTATTTCATTTCAAAAAAGATAGAAAATCAAATATCAAATCCTTCACTCTATATGATAGTGAAACAGCTAGAAGAAGACTTTTAAACGATTACAATCTAAAAAACTCGGTTAAAATCACAAATGATGACTGGGAATTCATCTCAGAAATTCCATTCGAAAAAACCGGAAGACTATGTAATGGCAAATGGGTAATCAAAAAAGTCCCTTACGATATGCCCGAGTTTATTACGAATCATCCAATTACTAAAATAGGAAAAGATAGAAACATAACAGATATGTGTAATCAATTGATTTACAACAAAGAGAAATTCATAAAACTTATAAAGAAAGATCCAACAACCGCAAAACAGATTAAGAAGTATGGAGATCTTATGCAATATCCATTTGGTATGACAAGTTATCTAAAGTATCCAGAGAACTCACACTCGTTAAGATACGATTTCAGGAAGAATAAGGATGGATCTAATAAGGTGAGAGAGGAGTATGTGGGATCTTATCACATTACACTTACACTTCCATATATCCAGAATGTTACACAACATTATGAGTTTGTAGAGCAACACAAAAACTTCGCCAATCAACTCCAATGGCTCGAACCACTCCTCTTAACCGCATTCTTCTCCGGAGATGAGAAATCACCAGGAAGTGCTCATGACAGAGTTAGGGGATCTTTTCGAGTTATGATTATAGGTTGGGGTAACTTTGCAGGATCAGATGTGAGAAAACTTAGATCTGGTATTGGAAGATACTCTAATATAGACGCACATTGGAGAAAGGGATTGAAACTTTACCAAAGTGAGAAGCTCAAACCATGTTACCAACCATCACCATATGCTAAGAGGGAGGGTGGTATATCTACATTGAGTTCCAATTTCAGAACTTTTGGAGATGATCAACATGGAGAGAGAGTGTCCGGTGCTGGAATGACAGTTGGTAATGGTGTTGAGTTCCGTATATTCGACCAATTCAATGATAATCTCCTACCGGATCTTGTTAGATTCATCTCTCTTATTGCTGAGAACAGTAGAGTTCATCACACTGATAGATATGTTTATAAAAATAAACATTGGATAGGGGCTTTGCATGAGATTATGAGAGTTGGATGGCATGCACAGTTGAAGACTGGTTATATAAATGAGTTGAGAAGAGCATTAAATTTGAAAATTGATACTAAATCTAAGGTTGCACATGATATTCTAACATGTATTAATGATGAACTTTATAAAAAGCATAAGAATGGTGATTTCTATGTTATTATGAATCATGGTCATTTGAATAAACCAAAAATTCCACATATCAATTTGGAGAGTTGGATTATGGGTTGTTGTATGAGACTGAATAGAAATCCTGGTTTGTTGAGTAAATTTAATAGATTGATAGAGAGTCTTCCGGACAGTTTTACTAGAAAAAAGTTTGAAACCGAGTTTTTCAAACATTTCAGTGAAAAGAATTGGGGCAAAGATGTTATTAACTTCATCTACTTCCTCAATAAACTTAGATTGATAGACATAACAGAGAATGTCAATGGAACAATTAAATGTGCAAAAGTTATCAGTAGAAAAGAGTTCAAGAATATGAACTCAATCATTGAGGGCTTCTTCCGAGAAATTTAAGACACTTATCTCTTCTCTCCCTCTTCTTTCTTATCTTATCATACTTGAAATAATATTCATGAAACAGAACAACAAAGTTGCTGAAATCATCTCTTCCATGAATATTTCCAATCTCAACATAATCATTCAATAGTTTCAACATCTCCTCCAAATCATCCGCTTCTTTTCTCAACATCTCACTCAATCCAACCCTCATGTCATCATCAATATCCAGAATCTTCTTTAGTTTCTCCTTACCAACATCTTCTGTCATATTTTTCTCCTTATTATCGAAGAAACATTTGCCTACAATAAGGATCAATGTCTGTAGAGAACCTAGTGCAGGAACTGCAATAACAGCGATTTGACTGATCAAAACACCATATACAATTCTCAATAAAGAGCCAATTAACGAGAAAGCCATAAACGCTGTCGACAGATCCCTTGTATTTTGACTTATGAACATTTTGATAATTTGAGGAAACATCATTGTACCAATGAAAACCGTACTTGAATATCCAAAAATATCAATCATAATTTGGTTCTCTTCTTCTGTCAATAAACTATTTGATGCATTATAAAGTATCACACTCATTACTATAATATTCACCCTCTACACACTCTTTAAATGATTATCTATGAGTTTATTAAAAAAAAGTCTCATAGAAACAAGTTCTTCAAGTTTTTCACTGTACCATTTTGAGAATGGTGGTATATGGTTGCGATACGATCTGTATTTAACATCTCTTTCTTCACATATATTTGCGATTCCTTCGATTAAAATGTGTTCAAAAGGCATTATTTCATCCCAGTTTACACTGAGCCATTTTTTAATGTTTTGACCACATATTTGAAATTTTGACACATATAGAACTGGATAGAAATGGTTATAATCTATATCGAAGATATAACTATAACCACTTGGTAGATCTATTTTGAGATTGTTGCTTTTGTATTTAGTTTTAACAATACCCATATAATTTGGTAAATAAAAAATTTATCTATCTTATACTATATGCAACAAGTTAGATACGATAATAACAAGTCACATTTCTACATTTGCAACTATAAAGGTAAAAAAATAAATTACAGATACCATGGTCCAAGACTTGGAAATACTGGGTTCTTCGTTTTAAATGGAACAAAAGGTAAGTTCAAAGAACCACCAAGTGAATTGAATATTCAGATAACCAAAACACTTCCACCACTGAAGCCAGTCGGACATTTTGATAACTTATGTGCAGACAGACCAAAAGCTCAACAGGATTCGAACAGATGTGTTCAGAGGAGAAGAGCGTTAAGGAATTATCAGAATTCAAAAAAAGAGATTAAAAAAGTGAATAGAAATGCAATAACAAGAGGACAAAATGGTAAGTTTTTGTACGATAACAATTTTCCACAGTCATTGTACAAATTTATTAGAACTAAACCTAATGGAAGTAAGGTTTATTTAAGATTAACAAAAATAAATGGATTTTATAATAGAATTGGAAGAGTTATTGTTCCAAAAGGACAAACTCTACAAGATAAATTAGCAAATAGACCAAAACCTGTCTACTACTACTCTATAAAATCATATCCAACACCAAATACTGTTACATATGATAAATATGTATCAATCAATGGTCTTTGGAACTATTGTGAAACAACTGGTGAACTTGACATCAATAAAGCACCCCCACAACCGTTCATTCAACTCCAGAGAAATTCTCCACAAGTTGTACCTATCCAGTCATAAACTTACATTTCATCAGTAATAATTCTTGGAACAATGTGCATAGCCATCAACTCCTGAATCAACAGCTTTGATGCGTATGGCAAGTGAACCTTTGCGAAGTTTGTAGTGTTGTTGGAATACAACGATTTGTAGATACCCTTTGAAGGATTGACTGGGGAGATCATTCCTGTCTCCTTATCAACCCAGACAAAGTACTTGTCTGAACAATTGAATGTTCTCTCCTTCAGGAACTGAACAGTACCATGAGCAATCATGCAATCTCTTTCCATCTCACCAAAACGGAGACCACCATCTCTTGCCCTACCTTCAGAAGGCTGTCTTGTGAGTAACTGGTAAGGACCACTACTTCTGCTGTGAATCTTGTCTCTGACCAAGTGCTTCAATCTGTAATAGTATGTTGGTCCAATAAAGATATCGGACACAATCTGTTGACCAGTTCTTCCATTGTACAGAACTTCTTTACCAGAACTCTTGAATCCTAAACTCTTCAGGATCTCTCCAGCTCCAGTCACGTCTGTCTTTCTGAAAGGTGTTGCGTCAAACTCCATACCCTTCAATACACTCACCTTGGCGAATGCACACTCAATCAACTGAGCAATAGTCATACGTTTTGGAAGGGCATTCGGATTCATGATAATATCAGGTGACACACCATCCTTAGTGAAAGGCATATCCTCCTGTTTGTACATCATACCAATAGTACCCTTTTGTCCGTGACGACTATTACCACACCAGTACACATATCCGTGTCTCCTGACATATATGATACCATCACCCTCAACTGAGCAACAGTAGACCTTTCCTTTATAGTTGACATACTTGTCATTTCTACCCTCTCCAGTCTTTCTATCAATATACTTATTGAAGATCGGTTTGTTGTGAGATGTTACTCTCAACAGATCAAAACCTTCATCAACTTCCTTTACAATCTCACCATTCTCGACATTGTAAGACACGTGGTTCAATCCCCTATCAATACTGTTAGATGACCAACCAGCGTGTAAGCACAATTTCTGGAATCCTCCTGCAAACTTCTCACTTGTAGTTCTAAGTTTACACATATTGCTCTTATTGCAAGTCTGATTACTGTCCTCTATAGCGAACAACAGAATCTTAGACTGCTCTCTTGTCAAGTACCATGCCCAATCAGGAATATATTTCTCGTCAGATCTTGTGGCAATTGTCTGCATATATTCAACAATATCTTCATCATCGATGTGGAGAACATCAACCTGTTTCGATCCAATCTCAACAGATGTAACATTCAAATCAACACCAATTGTCTCACATGTTTTCAACAATATATCTTTATTGTAATCATTGTACTTAACAAAGACAACACCAAGTTCATCAGTTACACATCCATCGATAATCCACAAACCAAACAATGTAAGCCATGAATTCAAATCGATCTCTCTTCCTGATGGAAGAACGAAGTGTGATGCTTCAGTCTCATCATCGTTGATCTTTAATTCCTCTGGACAATTCTCCAAATCCGGAATCCATGAATCACAATTCTTCATGAATCTCCATCTCTTTCCATAACACTCCTCAGCCTTGGCAATCTGATAATCTGATGCCTTCCTGTTTCCAATGTACATTCTGTGATTCTTCGTAACTCTGACACTAATCTGTGCATTATTAAGTTCATACAGTTGCCCATTAAAATCATAAGACATAATTTCTGTAGGCTTTCTGTAAACAAGGTGTTTACCCTTGTCCAAACATGCAACCTTGCAGTTCATATCAACATCTTTAATACTTATCCAACCACGATCTGTCAAAACATCGTGATCATCTGTGTAACAAGCAAACTTGTCACCAATCTCTGGCTCACAACGAGCCATAATCTTAATTTTGCAGAACTTGTATCCATCTCCATTTCTATTGACATATACCTTGGATACAATACCACTCTCATTTGCTCTCAGAACCTTACTTGCATCTCTGTATTTGCAACTATCTTCTTCAGTATTCTTAAGTGGAATGACCTTACCAACGATAATGTCACCACCCTCAACATGAGTTCCCTCTTTCGGGAATCCATCTTTCTGAATCTTATCATATGAGCCATAACTCATTCTTTCTGTCTTACACTTTCCATTAGGATAATGCTTCTCTGGAATCTGAAACTTTTCATCCTCAAGTGTGGACTGATTCTTCTTCTCTTCATCCTTGTAAGTTCTGTAATAGTTTGTGTTCATTAGACCACGAGATATAGATGTCTGATTGTAAATCAGAGAATCCTCCTGATTGTAACCTGTGAAACATGCAACGGCAACAATAGGATTCATACCACATGGTATATCATCAGAAAACACATACATACTCGTCAATGTGTTACATACCGGCTTCTGTGGATAGTGTAGAATATGAGCAGCTGTATCGAATCTCTTGGCAAAAGCTGTATTGTAAATACCGATTGCCTGTTTACCCATAGCAGCCTGGTACACATTACGAGGAGACTGGTTGTGATCAGGGAATGGAACGTTACAAACCAACACACCAAAGATCATCGCAGGATGAATCTCACAATGTGTATAATTGTAGTAACTATTATTATCCATACTATTGTTTAACAAATTGTCGTAAGTCATTGCAATCATACATGTGTTAGCCTCATCAGTATCAACATACTCAACGATACAGTTGTCGTCATTGATATTTTTGACCTTATCACATAGATCACATTCTGTTTCTACAGTCTCAATATTTCTACCAAGAATCTCTTGCCAATCCATATTATTAGCCTCAACTTCACTAATGATATTTTCATTGAGAATCAACTTTCTATCCTTGACGACATACAAAGGTCTGCACAATCTACCACCATCAGTTCTGATCTTAAGTTCATTGATATGAACGTCCCAAGCAATAGATGTGTAGATATTGATCAAACCCGATCTTCTCATCTTCTTCAAATTGGTAACAACCTCATTTGGTTTATCAGTCTGACCAATCCAATCTCCATTCACAAAGATCTTAACTGTTCTTGAAATCATTGACGGTGATATATTCTCCAATGGAATAATACCGAACTCTTCAAGACAAGCCAAGATAGGTTCTGGATTTGATGGAATCGTAATATGACACATCAATGCCATATTCTTTACAATACCAACAGCACCACCCTCAGGAGACTCAAAAGGACAAATCGTACCAAATTGAGAACTGTGCAACTTACGAGGATCAGTCTGTTTGCCATTTCTATCAAGTGGAGCAATAATTCTCCTCAAGTTAGAAAGGAAACCAAGGAAATTCAATCTCTGCAACATCTGGGCAACACCCTTTTTTTGCTTAGACTGAGATTTTGCTCCCCACGTTCCCGTTGACAAAGCCCAATTGATACCTCCTGCAATCTCATTCGGCTTGAACTTTCTCGATAAGTTTTTGTAACACTCATCAATCTTTCCAGCTTTAACATCCTTTTCCAATCCTCTCTTAGCGTCTTTAACAAACTTAGAGAAGTTAGAACGAAATAACTGTGCCATCAACTCTCCACTTGTTTCAACCTTCTTATTAAGGAAGGAATCACGATCATCATATGGAAGAATACCGAAGTACGTCTTCAACAACTTGTTAACCATGTAACCCAAGAAGAAAGCCTTCTTAACAGGTGTATCTCCCAAATGTGGGAACAACATAGTCATCAACTTGTTCTCAGTGAACTTCAACTTACTTTCAAGAGCTTGGTAAGTACCCTGTCTGACTGTTGGAATGTTTTTGGAGATGTATTCCAAAGCAGTCTCTTTCGATTGGAAAGAGGATGCTTCAACAATAGATCCCTTCAACATATCGATGAGCTTATTGTTAGACTTGTTGTCCAAATCGTAAATAATCATCTCAACAATCTTCTTGTCACTTGTGATACCCAAAGCTCTGAAAAGAATGAACAGAGGAATGTCTACCTTTACAGATCGTACAGATACTCTGATGGCTTTGCCATAATTCAACTCTCTTGCTGTAAGCTTAACGGTAGTGTTAATAATGAACGATGGACTTTTGGGATTAACAGATGAAATTTCTGCCTCATGAGAGTACTTTGTCTGTTGAGATTTCTGTTTGAAACAATAAACCTTGTTCTCACACTTTCTTTCTTGACAGACAATAACCTTCTCACCTCCCTTTACAACGAAGTAACCACCCATATCGTACATACACTCTCCCATCTCTGATGCGGTATAATCACTCTGCTTTGAAAGCACACAGAAATCACTCCTCAACATAATGGGAATTTTACCACAATCGAACTTCTTCAATGTTGGATAATCCTTAATGGTTTTCTCTCCACTCTTTCTATCAACTTCGATCATTCTATGTTTGATATCAATCATAAAATTAGCATCGTAAGTCAAATTTCTCAATCTTGCATCGTTGGGATACATCTGCATCTTATTACCATTTGTCTCATAAATAACGGGCTTACTAATATAGATGTTATCGAAGAATACTTGATACTGCTTACAGTACATCTTCTTCTCATCATCCCAATCAGCACTAACTGTTATTTGATACTCCTTTTCTCTCACGATATTTTGTACCTCTGTGTTCAAAAAATAGTTGAATGAGTCCAAATGATGTCTAACAAAAACAGTTTTGTCCCTAAAAAATCTGTCAATAATCTTCCAAGTTTTCGTTTCCCAATCAAAATCTGCGTTATTTGACATGAATTATATAATAATATAATATAATTTTAAATATTATTCACTTAATCATTTAAAATCAATTTTTATTTTTTTTTGTTAATAAAAAAAGATTAGATCATAATATTGGGCGAAACGTTAGTTATACTAACAACCAATTTTACAATCAACTGTTTGTCAATTTTTGATACAGCATTTTGATATTCAACAAGTTTATTCTGCATTTTTTGTGTTATTTTGCTACATATCATACTTCGCAACAAACAATCACAATCCTCATTATCATCTGAGAAAACTTTATAAAGAATCAGAAACTTACCACTCTTATAATCCACGTTATTTCTAAGTGGATTGTTCACATGACTTATAATAATTGATGTACCACTCATGAAATCGCTTTGTAGGTCTTTTGTGAAAGTTTTGTTATAATTTGTTGGAATATTTATGTACTGGGAGAAGAACAATCTCTTCCTCTTTGCAAATTGTTCAATAATGAATTTCCTTTGTTTATTGTTGTATTTGAAGCTGTCTATAACTATCGTTTCATTGATTTTCTGTAAAAACAGGATTATATTTATACATAGATTCTTTGGAAGAATTTTGTTAAGTTTCTTGAACATATATAATTTGTAATAGACTTTTTTTACGTGTAAAAGATGTAGATATAGAAATTTGTATCCACCAATATATTGATATGTTTATCGAAATGTAGATGTCCCAATAAATCCTTGAAATCCGTGAACAATTTCTCTGAATATGTCCAACACAGAACATTTTTCAACCTACTCAAATTCAATGCAAAAGTATCTCCTGAATTCATAAAGTAAAACTCATCTATATTGAACGGATTGTCTGTAAAATTATATATAACATCACTGTCTAAATAGTTGTTCCTGATGAAATTTCTCTTATCAAGAACATTCACATGTGTTTCAACTTTTATAAACACTATATTTAATAAGAAGGAGTCGGCATCGAACTGTATATTCTTATTTAGATCCAAAACTTCTGATACTAATAGTTCGGATTTATTAGTTATATACTTATTGTATAACTCTCTTGTTCTCCTTTTGTAATAATTTGACATGTAATTTTTCTTACATCTCTTTGTACATATATAGTTGTTTTTATTATAAAGAGGCATTCTCATTGCATTTCTCGTTTGTAAAAAATCCAGTTGAACATCTGTGAAAACGTTAATTGCAAGTGATAGAATTCTGAAAAATTCACAATTAAACCTATTACAACTACCATTCCCCAGATAGTTTTTGAATTGAATATACAATGCAGACAGTGACAACTCTGATATATCTATTTTGAACGATCGTCTTGTTCTTTCATTACATATCAATGTATACTCCCAATACAACTCTGTATTACAGATATATCTCTTGTTGCTGAGAAGATAATCGTGTGTATTCTCCGATTTCAGATAGAAGTTTATCAATTGATATAGTAGAGTGACTGGTGGATATCTTATTCTGAAATATTGTAAAAACATTAATTGATGGTTATCTAAGTAGTCCTCAGTCTGTTTTGTTGTCATTGAGTTATTGTTTGAAACTTTTGTAATTCGATTGAACTTCAACACCTCCGAATTTTTCAGATAAATTGTGTCACCATCAATAGACTCCACATACTTAAGTGACGGTGCAGAATAGCCAAAATACAAGAAAGCCTTGATAGTGTTATCATCTATTATCTTTGGACTATAAACCTTTGTTCCTGTGTAAAAATTATAATCTATATACTCATCACTATCAACTGTGAAGGGACAATCAAACGCACCCTGTCCAGATTTATCAACTTTTGTTGTAAAGCACTGTCTGAACAAATCTGGAGATACACTGTTCCACACGGTAAAGAGTGGTTTGTACTTATTGTTTGTCCACAATGTGAATGTATAATATCCACTTGTATCAAAAACATTTCTTGTCTGTGCACAATCACTAGAACTTGTATCAGGTGTCGGATCTATTGCAGACATATATAATTACGCATAGAATTTATCATTGGTTCAAACTCCATATATTTCAACCACTTTTTACATATAATAGATCCAGCTATATGTTTGTTCAAATTACCTAAATTTGAATACTCTCTACCACATGCACCACACTCATGTTTCTCCTCTTCACATCCATCAACTTCTTCTTCAATGAATTTCTTATCGATAACACTAGTTATGTCTTTTGATAACTCCATCCATTTTACACAGATAGGTTGTCTAATGTAATGATTCTTAAGATTCTGTTTGGAAGAGTAGTTCTTCCCACAAGATTTACTAATAAATAATTTCATTATATTTTCATTAAGAATTATTTATTCTATTTGGAATGAGAATTCTGTTTTTATTAACTAATAATTCTACAGAATGTATATTTTTTAGTTCTTACAACTTTATTATCAACCTTTATTCTCAAGTCTGAAGAACATATATTGTATGTTTTCCCTACTAAACTCCTGATTATTGACATATATGGTCTTTTGCACTTCTTCTTATTTATTCCAGAAATGTTCTTAGTTGTAAAATATTGTTTAATCTCTGGTATTAAATTCATTATATTTCTCTGTTTATCATAGTCTTTGTCAAGTTCATAAAGTATTATGCTATTATCTTCATCTAATCCGAGTACTGATATGAGTTTTTCGATAATCTCTTCTTGTTCTTCTTCATACAACAGACTCTTCGATTTCATATATAATATTACTCAATTAAAATATTTAAGTCGAATATTCAATATCGATGTTATTTGTGAATGAGAAATGATGATTCACAATTCTCCTCTCCGCATTCCTTTTCTGAATAACTCTCTGCTTTAATCCCTTCTGATGTTTATCTCTCTTCGACTTACTCTTATTCTTCCTATGTTCCGCACCTCTCATAGCAATTTTGGACACAATCTTATAAGATTCCAATTGAACATTATTATTGTACTCAATTATCTCCAAAGGTTTCCAAACAACTATTCTCAAATCCTCATTAACAGTATCAATTCCACTATTGTTATCAACACTATTACAAGAATCACTTGTAAACAGTTTCTTGAGAATATCGGATCTCTTCATTTTTCTGGCTTTACAACAAACTGCCCTCTTTTGCGGATTCATTAAGAGTCTATAATTATCATTAACAATTGTGAACATTCTACAGAATCTCTCATTGTTCACACACTTATCTGGATGCAAAAGTCTCGCAATCTTATAATAAGCCATCCTTATATCGCGTTTAACAAAATCACGTTGCAAACAGAAAATATCGAGAGGATTGTAATTTGACTTCGACACAATTCTGTCCACTCTTCGCCACTCTCTCTCTGTTTCTCTCACGTTCATTTTTTATATTTATTTTTTAATATTGATTTTTTAAGTATGTAAAGAAATTTCCTATCAGAAATCATTAAAGGATGAGTATAATAAACATAAGCAAAGCAAATTTGAAGAAGTTAGGTTACAAAGATTTGGAGGATGGATTGGTTAAAAAATCCAAATCACATCTATATCGGTCATCATAATCATTATGTTAAAGGTGCAACATCTTCTAAATAGAAGAATTCATTTAGCGTCAAAAAGTATGGTAGAGATGGATGTATAGAGGAGTACAGGAAATATCTATATAGTTCGGGTTTAGTGAACGATATAGAGGAATTGAGAGATAAAGTTATGGGATGTTGGTGTTACCATGGTAATGTTTTAGTGGATATTCTTACTACTTTGGATAGTGTTGATTAACATATTTGTTGTATTGATCAATATTGAGTCTCTTGTATGGAGTGAATATATTTGTCTGAGTGAACCAATAGATGTACTCATTCATGTTCAAGTTTCTGTACTTCTTTCCATAACCAAGTTGATCGAAACATGGGCAACTCTTTGGATTCTTCATTTGTGCCTGTCTATTCTTTACTAAGTTCTGGTATGGGTAGTATTTGCTGTTGCTGATCATCTGTCTAGCAACATTCATTGTCTGGAGAGAACCGAGAACAACACTAATGTAGTATGCTAAGTGGGAAGTCTTTCCATATCTGATCATGTAAGTGTATAGATCGATCATCTCATTGAATGCAACGTATCTTCTACCGCCATATGTTTTCCAGAGCATTTTGTAACAGCAACCGGATTTATTTTGACCGCACAAGTTGTAATTGAATTTAAGCATTTGTGAGAAATTGTATGTCCAGAAGTAGAACTTAGAATTGTTCTGAACATATCTTATAACCTTATTCTTTTTACGAGCTAAAACTGCATCATGAATATCTTTTGGAAGAAGTGATTTATCTAACGCAACAATTGTGGGACTGTATGAGCAGTTTGTTTGATATTTTCCTTTGCATTTGTATGATGATTTGCATCTATTCTTGTTTGGAGCACAATGTGTATTACAAGTCATATATAAATTAGTTGAGATATTTATTTTTTAAAATCGTGAAAAAATAAATTGAGCTTAAAACTAGAACACTAATATCAAATATGATTAACTTCATCGATAGATACATAGTTATAAATATTTTAGAGATGTTATCTATTAAGGATATCATGATGTTTTCTATGTCCAGTAAATACATGTTGGACATAGTTTGGAAAACTAAATTTAGAATTAGTGATAAAAAAGCCGTTACAATAATTTTGAAACTTATTCGTAAAAAGAAAATAAAACATTTGAACTGGATAACAAGACAGCATCTATTAAAATGTGATAAACAATTGCTATTACCATTTGCACTTACATTCACTAACAGTTTGGGTGTTATCAAAACTATTGCTCAAAATATAGATTATAAAAGTAATAGAAACGCGCAAATTATTTTATGGATGAGACAAAATGCCGACGATTTGATAGATGTTATGTCTGTATTCATTATTTTGAAAAAAAATAATTTCAATGACAAAATGTTAAGCCTTATACAAGCTTTTTTCTTGAATAAATGGAGAAGCAAACCTGTATGTGTTTATAGAGATACAAAGAGGATAGCCCGAGAACTGTCTTTACCTCTTCTCGACAAAGTTGCGATTCAATCTTGTTCCTAAGTGCTTCATCTTACTCTCAATATCAACATCTTTTGCAACCTGACATGGATTAGCAACATAACCATTGAAGAAGTTTCTGTCACATAGTTTGCTATTCCAACATTGTTCCGGTTCGTAATTACACATCCAACATCCATTGTAGATATTGGAAAGTACGGGATCTAATCCTTGCGGAAGTTTATGTTTAAACCAATTGCATTTGTTGTTTGGGTCACATGGGGTTGTTCGCATAACGGTATTACATGCGTTACAATTGCTATCTTTTGGATAGAGTGAACATCTTTGTGAAGACATATATTATTAGGTTACAAAAAAAAATATTAAATATAATATAATAAATGTTACAGAAGCAACTTTTCAATTTAGTGGGTGGAGCAACCAAAGGTAGCCCAACACCAGGAAAATTTAATTTGATGATTGTTATTATGGCACTCCTTCTTTTGATTATTAAGACTCTGATTGTTTACTGGGGTTACAATTTGTTAATGCCTAAGTTAATATCCACATTGACAGAGAATCCAGAGAAGATAATGAGCAACTATAGACCATTAACATTCTGGGAGGCACTTGTTCTCATTATTTTGGTTTCTTCATTAATATCCTAACGCTTTTTAGAAAAAAGCATTGACAAAAAAAGTACGCTTTTTAGAAAAAAGCATTGACAAAAAAAGTACGCTTTTTAGAAAAAAGCATTGACAAAAAAAAAAGTATTGGCAAATAGTATAATAATATGGAGATTATACTATTTTACTTGATAGTTCTATCAGTGAACTGTTTATTGAGTGTATTCTTAGTTAGAGAGATTAAGATGGAGAAGGACAGAAGTGAAATGAAAATTAAAATGCTATCCTGGTCACTAATCCTATTGAACTTTATTTCATTGTTAGTATCTTTGTATGTCATATACTCAAAAAAAATCAAGGTTAACTGTAACTAACCTATTGCACTGAAGCACATAGTGTTGCGGTGTCAAAAAAAAATAAGGTTAATTTTAAAAAAATAACAATTACTTTTTGTTAAGAAGTTGATCTATTAAATTTGAATTCTTCTTGTATTTTTCATTAGATAAAACTACAGTTCTATCTTTTGATTCAGGTTTTGTCTCCTCAACGACTTCATCTTCTTCAGTATATTCCTCATCTTCTCCTTCCTCCACTTCCTCTTCAGTATACTCTTCATCTTCCCCTTCCTCTACTTCCTCTTCAGTATACTCTTCATCTTCCCCTTCCTCTACTTCCTCTTCAGTATACTCTTCATCTGTGTATTCTTCATCTCCTTCCTGTACTTCTTCTCCAGATTCTTCGACAACTTCTTCCTGTTCACTCTCCTCTACAACTTCTTCTTCTTCACTTTCTTCTGGAAGCTCTTCTTCCTGTTCACTCTCCTCTACAACTTCTTCTTCACTCTCCTCTACAACTTCTTCTTCTTCACTTTCTTCTGGAAGCTCTTCTTCCTGTTCACTCTCCTCTACAACTTCTTCTTCACTTTCTTCTGGAAGCTCTTCTTCCTGTTCACTCTCTTCTACAACTTCTTCTTCACTTTCTTCTGGAAGCTCTTCTTCCTGTTCACTCTCTTCTACAACTTCTTCTTCACTTTCTTCTGGAAGCTCTTCTTCTTTGCTCTCTTCTACAACTTCTTCTTCACTTTCTTCTGGAAGCTCTTCTTCTTTGTACTCTTCTGCAACTTCTTCTTCACTTTCTTCTGGAAGCTCTTCTTCACTTTCTTCTGGGAGATCTGCCTGTGGATTTTTATCTTCTTGAATATTTGGTAATTGTTTTTCTTGTGGAACTTCTTTGACTCTCTTTATTTTGAGTTCATCGTCTTCCAAATAGAAATTGTAGTTATCGAATGAGTCATTCTTGGACATACTGAAGTGTAGATCGAGGATCTTCTTAATATTTAGGAAACTACCTTCCATGTCAATAACATTGTAGTTCTTTTTGTACATAGTGAGAATGATACTTTTAAAAACTAATGGATCGTCTCTATATTTGATATGATTTGTATCTATGAATTTGATGATACTCTTAGAATGTTTCAAGAGTCCCCACACGATCTTTTTATCATCAACATTGTTATCTTTCATGAAATTTTCGATATTATCTATCTTCTGTTTATACTCTTCAATTTTTGACAAATAAGATTTCAAGATGTTGTTAAGTTTGTTGACATTTATGTGTCTGTAAGTGTTGGCTTTTCTCTTGATAACATCGTACAGATTTAGATTTTTTTTGTACTCTTCAAAGAATTTCTCTTTGTCCTGTTCAAGTTTCAAAACGTTCTTCTCTGTAACTTCCAAATTCATTTCATCATTTTGTTCAGATTGAGATGTTGTTTCAGGTTGTTGTGTCTCAGCTTGTTGAGCTTCGGCTTCTTTGTTTTTTTCGAGTGTTTTGATTTTACTCATTATGCTGTTGACATTGAGAGAAAGGTTTCTCTTTCCTATATAGTATCCACGCATGACGCCTTTGAGAAATAGTATCTCTTCTGAAATTGTGCTAAATCCACTATCCATTTTATATACATTCTAATTCAAAAAAAATATTGAGATTATAACTACCGAATAAATTAAAATCTAAATAATAAGTAGTTATGGCAACGAATGTTATTGTCAGTATTTTATGTGCAGGTGCTATCGGTGCACCAGTTTATAAAGTCATCTGTTTGAGATCGAGAATTAGAAAATGTTGGCCGAAAATTAAATGCACCCCTCTTGGACAAATTCTTCATCCTATATTCGGTCCAAAAAATATATCATCAACTCAAAATTCAGAGAATTGTGACGCAGGAAAGTTCTCATCCATGTTCAGTTCAAGCATATCATCCACAAATAGTAATGTTTCTCTTCTAACAGATATAACATCATCCATAAGTAAAGATGTAAACAGTATCAGAACAAAGATCCAGGATATGGAGAAGAACGCTTTCAGTGATCTCAAAGATGTTGCTACAAAGATATTCAAAGCTTATGGAAGAATAGCACAACTATTGGTTGTTATTTATCAAGTTGTTTCTAAGATCGCAGTTGTTTTCAACGATCTGTTACAATTACTATTACTTGCATACTATACAATGGCATCCACGTGGAATGGACCTATTGGTGGTACTGCTAGATACTTTGGAAGTCTGTAAAAAATACTTTGTATTTTGTAAGATTTCTTTGGTAAAAAAAATAAAAATGAATCTTTCTAGATCAAAAATTATATATTAAAGATTTATTATATAATTATATTATGGTTAAACAAACAGTTGAGGAAGAATTTGAAACTAAGGATCTTTACACTCACATTGTTGATTTGCCAGACTCTTATATTGGGTCTACAGAGAAGGCTGATAGCAACTGTTGGATTTTGGAAGATGATAGAATTGTGAACAAAACAATTAAGTATGTTCCAGGATTGTACAAAATCTATGATGAGATTATCGTTAATGCGATTGATCAATATACTAGATTGAGTCAGAATCCGTCGGTTCTTCATCAAGTAACATCCATCAAAGTTGATATAGATGTTAATAACAATCGAATCACTGTTTACAATAATGGTGAGGGTATTCCAGTAGAGATTCATAAAAAAGAGAATATGTATGTGCCGGAAATGATCTTCAGTAAGCTTTTGTCATCTTCTAATTATAAGAAGAATGCCAAGAAACTGACTGGTGGTAAGAATGGTTTTGGTGCTAAGTTAACCAACATTTTCTCTAAAGAGTTTACCATTGAGACTGTCGATTCCAATCAGAAGAAGAAGTACATCCAAACATTCACCAACAACATGAAGGATAAAACTGAACCGAAAATCACAAAGTTCAGTGGAAAGCCTTATACAAAGATCACATTTGTTCCGGATCTGTCTTGGTTCAAAATGACTAAGTTGGAAGAGGATACTGTTGCACTTATGAAGAAGAGAGTTGTTGATATTGCCGCCTGTACAGGTAAGAGTGTCAATGTTCATCTGAATGGTGAAAAGATCGATTGTAAAACATTGGATAAATACATCAAGTTCTATTTTGATGGAAAAGTTGAGAAGATTTATCATGCTAGTCCATGTGGTCGTTGGGAGGTTTGTGTGGTTGTGAATCCGGAAACAAAGTTTGAGCATATATCCTTTGTTAATGGTATCTACACAGTCAGTGGTGGAAAGCACGTTGATACAGTTTCTAAACAGATTGCGAGGAAGATTCAGAATGTGATTAAGAAGAAGGGTTACAAACGGAAGAAGAACATCAAGATCACTCAAGATAATTTGAAGGATAATATGTTTATTTTCCTGAGAAGTTTGATTGAGAATCCGTCTTTCAATAGTCAGATTAAGGAGTATTTGACGACACCTCCTTCAAAGTTTGGGTCAAAATTTGAAATTGGTGATAAAGAGATTGATAAACTTATGAAGACATCACTTGTTGATCGTGCTCTTAAACTGAGTCAGTTCAAGACTGAACTTGGTGGTGGTAAAACCATAACTGTTAAGAGTAAGTTTTTGAAAGGTATTGAAAAGTTGGATGATGCCAATATGGCAGGAACGGAGGAATCTATGAAGTGTACTCTGATTCTGACTGAGGGAGATTCAGCTAAGACATTGGCAGTTTCTGGATTGTCAGTTGTTGGAAGAGATTATTTCGGTGTTTTCCCATTGAAGGGTAAACCATTGAATGTCAGAGATACAGATATAGAGGCAATCAAGAAGAATAAGGAAATTGAAGCTCTTTTGAAGATTTTGGGATTGACTTTGGGAATGTTGACAAAGATTTCAACAAGGGATAAGAAGATTGAATTACTGAAGAGTAAGTTGAGATATGGTAGAGTGATGATATTTGCTGATCAAGATTATGATGGATCACATATTAAGGGATTGGTGTTGAATATCTTTCATTATCTCTTTCCAGAAGTTATAGAGGATATTCCTGAATTCATTATCTCATTGGTAACACCGATTGTTAAAGTTACTAAGGGAAAAGTAACAAAGGAGTTCTACACTATGTCAGAATACAATGACTGGTTGAAAAAGACCGATCAAAAGGGATGGGGTAAGCCCAAGTATTACAAAGGTCTGGGTACAAGTACTTCTAAGGAAGCAAAGGAGTATTTCACAGATTTTGAGAATAAGAAGATTGTTTACACATACTCGCCAGAGGAGGAGGATATCAATGATGATGGTGATTTGTATATGAAAAACGATTGTGATGATGCTATGAATTTGGCATTTGCATCGGATAAGAAGAATGCTAGAAAAGATTGGTTGAACAAATATGATAGAAATAATATTATTGAACAGAGTGAAAAAGCTATTCGATTGACGGATTTCATTAACAGGGAGCTGATTCACTTTTCGAATTATGCTTGTGAGAGAGCGATTCCATCAATTTGTGATGGATTGAAGGTTTCACAGAGAAAGATTATGTATGCAGGAATTAAGAGGAATTTGAAGAAGGATATTAAGGTTGCACAGTTCGCTGGTTATGTCAGTGAACATGCTGGATATCATCATGGAGAGAAGAGTTTACAGGATTGTATTATTGGAATGGCACAGAACTTTGTTGGTTCTAATAATATTGAACAGTTTGTTCCGAATGGTCAATTTGGTACGCGATTGCAAGGTGGTAAAGATGCTGCTGCTTCTCGTTATATTTGGACTAGAATGCATGAGTTGTCGACTGTATTGCACAACAGTAATGACAATCCGCTTTTGGATTACAGAATAGATGATGGGGAGTTGATAGAGCCAAAATTCTATGTGCCAATATTGCCAATGATTTTGATCAATGGTGCAGTTGGTATTGGAACGGGTTTCAGTACTAACATTCCGCCACACAATCCTTTGGATATGTGTGAGAACATATTGAGATTGATGGATGGAAAGAAGATTAAGACTATGAAGCCATGGTTCAGAGGTTTTGAAGGAGAGGTTAGTTTCAAGAGAGTTAATGAATATGGTAATCACATCTTTGTGAACAGGGGTGTTTGGGAGAGAACAAGTCCGACGACTGTTAGAATTACTGAGTTGCCAATTGGAACTTGGACAGAGAAGTATAAGAATTTCATTGAGACATTGATTTATGATAGTACAGCTGATGCGAAGAATAAGAAGAAGCAGTGCTTGACGAATTACAAATCGAATTGCACAGAGACTAAGGTTGATTTCACATTGACTTTCAGAAAAGCTGTATTAAATGATTTGATTGATAACGATATGTTGGAAGTTGTGTTGAAATTGACTGATGAGAAAAACTCTTCATACGGTAACATGCACTTGTACAATAACAAGGGTGTGTTGACAAAGTATGACGATGTGGATAGTATATTGAAGGAGTTCTTCATTATCAGGAAGTGTTACTACATTATGAGGAGGGAGTATATGTTGAAGTTGATCAGACGTGAATTGGACATTTATGAGATGAAGATCAAGTTCATTAAGGAGTTCATCTCTGGAGATATTGTTATTGTGGAGAGAGAGGATGATGATATATATGAACAGTTGGAAACGAGGGGATATATTAAGTTTCCGAAGGATAGTAAGAATCTGGATGATGAGGATTGTGAACTAACATACGATTATCTTCTGAACATGATGATCAGAACATTGACTGCGAAGAAGATTGCAGAGTTAATGAAACTTCATGAGAATAAGGAGACTGAGTATGAAGAGTTGGAACAGAAGACGGAATTTGATCTGTGGAGAGAGGATATTGAAGAGTTCAAGAAGGTCTATGCAAAGAGTATGAAGGAGTTCCAAAAGGAGATGGAATCTGGAGGAAAAGTTGAGAGTGGAAGTAAGAAGAAGATAAAGGCAAGAAAAACTAAGAAGAAGATTAAACTAAGCTTGTAATCAATTACATCAATTACATCAATATTTTTATAAAATCCATTTGTGGTATAAAAAGTAGATAAATTATATATACTATTTATTATGAATGGAAATGATCTTTTGTATACAAATAGATACATTCCTAATAAGATTGTATCTAAGAAGGATGTTGATAAGAATATCAAAAGTTTTGATAATTACAAGAACAATATGTTAAAAAATAAGAGTAATGTCCGTAATTTACTCACAAGGAATTTATTTACGAATGATTCAATACCTGTTAATAAAGCCAATGCTAATCCTTTTCCGCCAAATGTTAATAAGAACAGTTATCCAATTTTGAGTGATAGTGTGAAAGACTTAGCGGAGGACAAATATTTTAAATGGAAGAGAACTGCAATATCTGTTAATAGTACGGATAGAAGAATAAGTACAGCTATTATACCTAACAATTACACTATAGATTTTGCTAAGAATTTTGAGAATATTCAAAAAATAGTTTTAAAAGATTTCTCTTTTTCAAATTCAATACCAAATATCAATACCCAAAACAATTACATTGTATGGGGATATCCAAATCAAACAGATTTGACAGAGTCTGGATCTGATAATAAACTTATACCGACAAAGGATAGTGAGATATTCTTTTCAAATTATGCACTAATAAATAAGACTGATAATTTGAAACAGTTGATATATATGTACAAATTTCCCGAATGTTATATATCTGTTGATGAATTTCCAATTTTTTTTAAAAATCAGTTAAACAGTAATGTTGCACATGGGTCAAAGAATATGTACGATCCTGATTTTATTGAGTTGAACGATCCAAATCCAAACGAAACGGATGGATATGCACCTCTGTACAATTTGACTAGAAGATATATAGAAGAACCTTATAAATCAGCAAAATCTTTAAAAAACAATATGTTACTTTACTGTTCAATAGATATCAATACACATATTGTTAATATAATAAATAGAATAGAGGAGATAAATATATTGGCTGTTCAAACAGTTCATGAAATAACACCTGCCACTAGTGAATTCACATTTGGAAGTTTCACAACTAGCCCATATTCACTAATCCCAGACAGAATATACGTTATTGTAAGAGCGGGAAATGATCTTCAGAATCTATCAACAACAGATCCTTATCCATTAATAATGAACAATGTGAGTTCGATTGCCGGAATTTTTAGTGATTTAATTAATAATACCTGTTTCTTCAACCAAGGTATATATCAGGACTATTTTGGAACAACAAATATACCTGAATATGTAAGTACATATAGATTCTTTGATACTATTAAGATTCCGAACTTGGATGGTAATGATGTTGATTTTTTAAGGTTTGAACTTAAATTGAGTAGTGGTAATTACAATAGTTACTTTTTCAACTCATCTGGTCACATTGTTACAACAAATAAGGAGGAGGTTATTATATACAACAAGAGTTTACAAAAAGCTATTACGGGTGGTGGATTTAGAAATATATATTATGATAGTGAAGAGAATGATCAAATAAAGAACTTGCAGTATCCGATTATTGGTAGAGGTTTGCCATTTAAATTGTATTCGAATAATAAGCAGTTCGATTCTACAGATTATTGTGGAACATCGTATTTAACAATTCTGGATATGCTCTCTTTTAGAAATCCAGAACTCAACGATTACACTGAGACAATATCTCTAACACAACCATATAAATTTATACACAGTAATGTTGATAATTATGTTATAAATCCGTTTTCAAATATTTTAGATAATAATGGTGTTGAGAATATGATCAGATTGAACAATCCACAGTTCAAATTGAATATAGAGAATTATAATGGTAAATTCTTTTTCAAAACTTTCCAGTTTGTTTTCTTACGATTGATACCAACAAACGACTCCAACGCAATATCTGGTCAATTATCAAGAGTATCAAATACAACAAACAAAGAGATTATATCGACTTACACAAAAGAGTTCTATATCAACTTGGATAATACTGTTACAGATGACAGATATTATGTGAAGGATACTGATGCACTATTTGCGAAAATATATTTGAAACAACCATATTTGAGAACTAATATTAGTAATAATAATGAATATGTACAATCATTTGATGATAAACCTTTGGAGAATTTAAGTTCTATGACGGTTGTGATAACAGATCCTTTTGGAGAGATATTGAATTTATATCTTGATCACACATTTACAATAGAAATTTATGAGAAGATCAATGTGTTGAAAGACACTTTGATAGATACAAGAAGAGGTGATATAGTCACTAATGGAATTAAGAATATTTACAGTTAAAAAATGTAAAAAAAATGTCGGTTATATTATAATTATGAATAACTTTTATCAAAATGGAAGAGTTATCAATGTTGCAAATGAAGTTACCGAAAGACCAATGCTTTGGAAAAATATGGATGGTAAAGATACACAGAACAATTTCCAATATGAGGCGATGGTTGGTATTCAAGAACCGACTAAACTCAATAAGGTGTTCTTCTCAAAAGATAATTTGGATTTGATTCAGGATATGATAAGATACAGAGTGTGGCTTAAGTCTGATAAGAAGTATGTAATTGATAGACAGAGTGATGTAGAGATTCAAGTTGTTATGAGATCCATATTCTTACAACATTCACCTAATTTAGATCAACATGTAACAGATCAGATAAAATACTTAGATAATTTAGTAGTTGACTGGTGCGTTCCAAAAATCATTGCGGAAGTACAACAGTATATAGGTTACATTAATGATATCCAGAAGATGCCAATGCCAATAGATAGACCAGTTAATCTATCATCTAAGGGAACAAAGATTAGTAAATCTATTACCACAACCTTCTAATTATACTTTTTAGAAAAAAGTATTGTCAAAAAAAAA